ATGCGGCGAACGTATTCGGCATTGATTCGCTAGGAGATCGTGCGAAAATTGAAATCGGAAAAGGGCGTAACGGCGGGGAAGGTACGGAGGTTGAGGTTCTATACTTGCCGAATTTCGGGCTAGTTGAACAGCTAGTAAAACCGGGAAGCGCAAACGAATTTGATTTTTAATGAATAAAATTTGCGGTTTCTGGGGATTGTGTCTATGCGAGGGGAAAAATATAATTCTAGCGGAACTGCATATTAGTCATATGTTTTTGTGTATATTAGGAGAATGTAAGACGGGATAAGAAATTTTCCGAGTTTGGCAAGGTGGGGAAGATAGGACGGAGAATTTCCGTTATAGTAATCGTAAGCCTGTAACGCAAGAGAAAGAATTGATACGCCGAATAATTTTTCTGGCTAACATATTCGTATACGGAGGTGCTCGCATGACGGAAACGCAAATAGACGTAAGAGCGGAGCTAGAAGAGTTCGACTGGCCTCACGCTAGATGGTCGCACGACAAATTAATAGCCGCAAGCCCATTTCGCTACGACCGCTCGCCTTCGTTCTTCGTCCGCCTGGAACCGTATGGCGACTTGCCTGCCGGCGTGTGGAGCGATAGTGGCGCTTTCGATGATGAGTGGCGATCCGGCACAATTACGAAACTTCTCGCATTTCTTCGCAACGAAACGGAGGCAGAGACCGACTACTATCTTGCAAGTAAATACGGCTTCGATATTGAGCGCGAGGTCATCGTCCTAAAGACGCCGAATTTTCGCCTTTATAATAGTAGGAATTATTTACCGCCGACCACCGTCGAGCCTTGCGTATCGCCTTACTTGCTAAGTCGGGGCATTAGCGCAGAGGTCCAGGAGCTTGCGGGAACTGGCAAGTCAGCGCATAAAGGCTTTACGGCGATTCCGTGGTATACTCCGAACGGTCATATTGCTAACGTAAAGTATCGGTCGACACGTGGCAAGGCGTTCTTCTACGAAAAAGGAGCGTGGCCGATCGGTGAGCTCGTCTATGGTGCGAATATGGTGAAGGCGCAGGCTGAAACGCTGGTCATATGCGAGGCTGAAATCGACGCGCTTTCGTGGTGGACGGCAGGCATACCGGCTATAGCGGTCGGTGGCGTAGCATTTTCGGACAAGCAAGCGGATATTGTACGGCGATTACCGTTTGAGACGCTTTTATTGGCTGGCGATAATGATCGAGCAGGGCAGGCGTTTAATGAGCGGATTAGGCGGAAGATGGGTGGAGTTTTCATGCGGAAGTTGGGGTACGAGGGCATTGCGCAAAAGGACGCTAATGCCATTGTGACAACGCAAGGTCCGGAGACCCTGCGCAGCTTGGCGGTAGGTGCTACTCGAATACTTCGATAGCATCTTCGATGGAAATATCGAGATAAAGGCATATCGAACACAATTCAGATACGTAAATATCACGCTCGGTGGAGAGGTTTCGGTATGTTTGTTGTTTAATTACTCCATTTTTGTAAAGCGTATGTAGCGATAATCCTCTTTTATTCAAGATATTCCCAAGTTTATCGTAAGAAACAACTATATTAACACCCCTATGTTATAGTAACGCAGTAATAACAAATTGAATAATTTTTAGAAAATTTTTGTTGAATTTCAACAAATAAGCAGTATAATTAACAATATATATAGCGTTTTTGGACAGTTTAAAAAATATTAAAAAAGTTTTTAAAAAGTGGTCCAATTTTATATTCGCTAGTGTCTATATAGAGTGTAAGCAATGAAGGAGGAAAATAGAATATGGTTGATGATGTATTTATCTATGAAGTAGAGTGCTATAAACATCGGTGGCTGCTAGATTATATAGTAGACGCGATAGACAAGCAGTCTCATATTATTAATGACACGGACAAGCTACAGCGTCGGGTGATGAACTACGTCGGGAAATACTTGGTTGTTGAGGAAGGACGAATCAATAATCGGGCGCATATACGACGAATGGTTCACGGAAAGATTAAAGAATCCTCCGGAAGCTACGGTAAACAAGACGTAATGCATTACGAGGAATTTAATTCAGAAGAAAAAGAAGCGCCGAGCTACGAACCGTCCGACATTTTGGCGAATGTCGAATTGATCGTAACGCGACGCGATAATTTAGAAAGTATTATTATCTCTTTGGCGGGAGATAACATGAAGATGAGAACGGCACTGTCCGCTTTGGCGAGCGGATACAATGAAGTAGAAACCTCGAACATTTTGGCACATGTTCACGGTGGTAATGCAACTGGGCACCGTTCATCCATCAAGAGATTTATAAAGAAACGCCGGGCGGCAGTTTCCTAAAAGCGCTTTTTACAGACGCTATCTCTTCTTTAATTACGTTTATACGTATATTAGTATACTGATATTTTTTATCATTACGAGTATACCATTGTGAGATAGCGTTCTAAACCCTTAGCCACTAAAATAATTAATTATTCCTATAAAATTGGAGGTAGGCGGAAATGAACGCTAATAAATTAGTACGTAAGTACACTTCGTTATCCACTATATACACAGAAAATTCTAACTACTCATACGAAAGACCCACTAATAATAGCATGCGCAGCCGCACGGATTACGAATATAACGGAAATTATGACGTTATGGACGACCCGGCAGACTGGAATCGCCCTGTGAAAGGGGTGCGTATCGCATGAAAAAGTGGAATCTGACTACTCACGCAATCATCCGCTTAAAAGAGCGCTACGGAGTACAGCCGGCAAGCGCGGAAAACTTCATTAATCAAATCATGCAAAATGCCGTTTACGTTAAATCAGCGCATGGCAACCGCACTATATATCATCACGAAAAGCGCGATATGTTCGTTATTTGTAACGTAGAGCAGCACGTTGTTATCACGGTTCGTCCCGTAACAGAAAACGCAGCGGCACACGGAGCTAACGCAACTAACTCGCTTTATGCAAAAGTACAGCGCCTAGCTAAACGTGAAATCGAAAAAGCCGGCGCAGCCTTCCGCAAGACACAGCGCGACCTAACCGCTCAAATTAGCGCAATCAAGATCGAACTGGCACACGCCGAAGTTAATTTGCTGAACGCTAAAGGTCCGCATATTAAGAATATTATACGCAAGAAGATGGACGTTTATGCACGTAGCATTGACGAATTAACGGCGGAAATAGGACGCAAAGAAAGCGAGTTCGAGCGTGTGAAGGCGGATGCGCAGGCGATTATCGGCGGAGGTGAGGGTGCATAATGACGGTATTTCTATTAGTAGTTATTTTATATCTTATGCCGGCGCTCGCTACTTTCGCAGTAGTCGTATGGCATTTCGGAGAAGATTTCACCGGACGTACCGGAGTTATGGCGATAGCTGCGATAGTAATTCCGTTCATGAATTGGGGAATGCCGATATTCTACGTTATGGACGTGACTTTCACTGCGATGGGTAAATTCCTCGATGGAGATAACAAATAAAACGCCAGTCTAAGCGCTGGCTCTAGCGTAGTCATTCGTGATTGCGTTAGATCGAGCGCTTAATCGGCAATGTCCGAGAGAGCCTCGCATGCAACAAAACTGCGCGCTAATTGCCCGTAGTCCAAAAGCGTGCGCCGCATGACCTTAAACGGACGCCCAGCGTCTAGCTTGCGAAAGTGGTCGGCACTCATGAGGCACGCATAGCCTCGCTTGGTTGTAGATTCCCGCGCGCCTTGCGTGGTGTCTGCGTAAAAGGGGACGCCCTTGCCAGCGTCGGCGAACGTAGCTGAATATGTTTTTAATGCGAAAAAAGGTTAACAGTAGCGTCACACAAACCTCTAACCTTGCTCTGACGTAAGTTACGTTAGAAACACCCAAGCTAGCGATAGTTGTACGGAGTTAGGTGCGACATTAACTATTTGGCTATGTTCGCGGGCGTTGGAATTTCCGAAGCCTGTTACGAAAAATAAACCGCAAAGGAGGCGAACATCATACGCTTTTTAGACCACGTATCTAACGTCAAGCTAGTAACGCCACGTGACCGCATGAACAAAGGACAGATCGCACTACTTAACGCAATGCTAAAGCATAAACGCTAGTCAACCGTCGCACAGTCGCATAGTGCCACATTGAACGAAATCACAACGAAAAGGGGACGATTTATTTTGACGAACTACACAACTGGAATTGACGCTATTAACGCTCTATCGGATATGAACGGCGAATCAACAAGCAATAAGGCAGAGTTCACTAAACTTAACGCAGGCGGTCGATTTGTAGTTAAAGTGTTCAGTAGATCCGATGTGACGATGGTTTACGCATACAGTAACTTCGGAAAGGGTGTGCATACATTTGTCGCGAAAGAGCCGAGTGTTAAGACGCTTAAAGGTTGGCCGAAAGAAAAGTTGACACCGTGGGACAAGGCGTTCTTATACCACAAGGAAAAATCGTCAGTCTACAACGATGAGCACGGAACTGCTGCAAGTACGTACAAAGGTAAGCCGCGATTTGCGATGGGATTCTATGACCTCGACAGTAAGTCGTTTATTGTTATCGACTTATCGAAAACGCAGGCGGAGAGCGTTGCGGAATCAATCAAGAAATACGAGGCGAAACTCGGCAAAAAGGCGTTCGAGCTCGAAAAGTCTGCGGGTTCTAGTGGCGTCGTTTCACTAAGTCCGATTGACCTTGACGACTTGACGCCGGAACAACAAAAAGCATTTGATGAGGCGCCGGCAGAGTTTGACAAGTCGCTATTGGACGGAATATTTGTCGAACTAGACGAGAAGGATCAAGTTGACGCATTACGACGCGTAGGCTTCGACGTTGCACTTATCGGATATGGCAATACGCCAAGTAACGAAACTCCGACGCAAGATGACGAAGGCTTCCCATTCTAATGGTGGCGCCAATTACGATTAGCAGTAGCGATAAGGGGCGTCACTCCGAGCTCCTTGCGATGACTGCGCTACTAGCGAATGGCTATACGGTACTAGAACCGATTGTCGCCGAGCCATTTGACTTGGCGGTAACAAAGCGCGGCAATAGCGAAATCAAGCGCGTACAAGTTAAGACGATAGTTGAGCGGACGCGTGACGGCATTGACTATTACGTCATACGGGGCACTCGCGGCAATGGGCGCGCATACGACGAGCACGACGCTGACTATATGATCGGCGTGGCAGACGGACGCGTGTTTATGACGGAGAACCGGTGCTTGTCCGAATACTGGGCGCGTAAGGATCGTGTGACGGAAAAATGGACCGAACTAAAAACGGAAATGGAGCGATGTTAAATGGCAGCATTAAACGGCGTAAAGATACTCGATATGGTTGGCGGAGAAATTACGAAGATTGAGTACAATGGTGCGGAGTACGTGCGCGTTGATGGTAACGCAGAAATAGGCGATTTAATACAGATCGCTAAGTCTGGAATTGATATTGAGGTCGGCGATATTTTCAAAGTCGAAGGGCTAGACGAGGATAGAGACGCTAAAATATTCGATAATGCAGATGATTTCCGAGGTGTCAACAACCATCACCATATCCTATTCCGCAAAGTCTCCGCAGAAACAACGCCAACCGTCGACGAGCGAGTGGATGCGCTAGAAAAGCGTGTTGATGCGTTGGAGGAAAAGCCAGCGACATTGAAGGCAGGCGATTTCGTTACGATTGATACGAGTAAGGCTAGTAGTGGCCCTCGTTTCACACTTAGCTCGCACTTCACTTCAATCGGACTTACTGACGGAAAAGCGTATGAGGTGAAAGAGGACGGAGACGGAGATTTTTACCTCATTGATGACGACGGAGATAAGCGATACAATCCGTTGACTAGCGGTGCCCACACAATCGTAGAAGCTCCAAAGCCTACGTTTAAAGAAGGCGACATCGTAGTTATTACAGCAAATACGAATAGCTCACGCAATGCAGTCGGAGACATTGGGAAAGTCGGAAAAACTACTTCCTATGACGCTACAGTTGACGTTCCGGGAAAAACGGAAGGTCTCGGCAATTGGACGTTGCTAGAGGAAATGCGCCACGCAACGCAAGCCGAGCGCCAAGCCTACGAAGAATCACTAAAGCCGGCATTAAAAACGGGCGACTATGTTAAGTTTGCGAAAGGTGGCCTCGATTATACCGCCGATAAGGCATATAAAATTCTAGCGGACGAGGACGGCGATTTATACTTCCTTGATGATGCCGGAGATGAGCACGCTTCTGCGCTTAGTACCGAATATGAAATCGTAAAGTCTACGCCATTTGTGCGAGCAGGACGCAAGGAAGGCGAGTTTAAGGCTGGCGATGTCGTGCGAGTTACCGGATCTAACAGCGGTCACAAAATCGGAACGATTGGCGTGGTAGAGTACGGTAATTCTTGGCCTCACCCGCTCGTGAGAGCTAACGGCGTACTTAAATCGCACCTCGGACAAATGGAACTAATCGTGCCAGTCGAAAGCCGCGTTGATGGGAGCGAGCACCCTTGCGCCTAAACGTCAATATTGCCAGCCAATCGGCGGACGCTTTAAAAAAGGCGTCTGCTGCGAAAGCTGCGGACTTGGAGACGATTGACGACGCATGGACACGGATATTCGCGCAGAAAAATAGTGACGCTGACTTGCGCAAGTTAAAAGCGGTTAAGGTCGCGTTCGAGGCGGGCAAGATTGGGCGTGAGGTTAGCGCAGGCAAGCCGAAGCGCTTTAGCAAGGCGGAAGCAATCCGTCTATATGCGCAACTGGCCGAGCAAGAGCGTGAGCAAAAGTTGGCAGACTTAGTAGCGAGTACGCCGGCGAACTATCGCTTAATCACGACTGACGCGCAGCTAGACGAATTGCTCCGTTTATTAGCGCAAGAGGAAACAATCGCAGTTGATACGGAGACGACCGGAGTTGACGTCTATACGGACGTAATCGTAGGCATTTCGCTGACATTGCCAAAAGCGGACTTACACGTCTACATTCCGCTAAGTCACAACGTAGAAACGGCACAATTGGACCGCAACCACGTAATGCAAAAGCTAGCACCGTTTATGCTCGACGAAAAACTCGGCAAAGTATTTCACAACGCCATATTCGACGTAGCGATGTTCCGACGTCATGGCTTCGATATTAAAGGTACGAGCTGGGACACGATGACCGCCATGCACTTGCTTAACGAAAATGAGGCGTCATACAAGCTGAAAGACTTGGCGCCAAAATATCTCGGAGTAGAATCGGACACATTCAGCGAGCTTTTCGGCAAGACGCTATTTAGCGATGTGCCACTCGACATTGCGCTAGTCTACGCAGCTAAAGATACGGATTTAACATATCGGCTGTATCAATTCCAGGCGGAGCACATGCGCAAGATGCCGACCATTTGCGACTATTATACTTCCGTCGAGGTTCCGATGATTTACGTCATTGTCGACTTGGAAGCGAATGGCTTTACGCTAGACTTGGACTTTGCTGCGGAATATGGCCGCGAGCTAAACGATCGAGCGGAAGTCCTACGCAAAGAACTAATCGCAGAAATATCGCCACATCACGCCGGCGAAGGCGAAATAAACTTAAACTCCACGCAACAAATGAAGCCCGCACTATCCGCACTAATCGGCAAAGAGCTTCCGAACATGGACGCTAAAAAGACGCTTAAGCCACTCGCAGGCAAGCACGAAATCATCGCAAAGCTACTAGAATATCGCAAAATCGTCAAGCTATCCGGCACTTACATTGATACGCTGCCGACGAAACAGAATCCGACTACAAAGAAATGGCACTCGCGATTCAATCCGATGGGCACCGTTACGGGACGCTTTAGCTCCGGCCAAGACGAAGAAGATACGTCCGGCCAAGGATTCAACGCGCAAAATCAACCAGCCGCAGCTCGTCCGATGTTCATTGCGCCACCCGGCAAAGTGATAATCGGTGCTGACTTTAAGGCGCAGGAAATTCGATGCGTTGCGTACATGTCCGGCGAGCCTGTCTTGATTGACGCCTTCCTAACCGAGCGCGATCCGTATGCTTCGATGGCAGCGCAATTCTATAAGCGTCCTTACGAAGAAGTCTATAAAAATGCGGATGGCAGCGATACGAAGGAACGTAAGCAAATGAAAGTCGTATGGCTTGCGACCCTTTACGGCATGAGTGATTACTCACTTGCTGAAATGCTCGGCGTTGATAAAAAGGCAGCCACCGCGTTCAAGGACGAACTGTTCGGAAGTATGCCGGTCCTATCGAAATGGCTTGCGGATAATAACGAGTACGTGAAGAATCACGGCTACGTTTGGGCGGATAAGCAAGCGCGTAAGCGACGACTTCCCGACGCAAAGCTAAAGCGCAAAGTTATTCCGTATGGCAAATGGCAAGATCCGAAATTCGAGGAAAGCCGCAAGCATAACGCTAAGATTGGCCGAGCTATGCGCCAAGCTACGAATGCTCGCGTGCAAGGAAGCTCGTCGATTCAAACGAAAGTGACGATGCTCAAAGCGCATGAGTATTGCGCAAAGAAAGACGGCTGGGCGTTATGGGGAACGGTGCACGACGAATTACTATTTGAGGCGCCGGAAGATTTCACGCAACAAGAGGCGCAAGATATACGCGAAATTATGACGGAATCGTATCGCTGGGGAGACGTTGTGCCTAACGGGACCGACATCGAGGTAGCGCGTAGGTGGGGCGAAGGCATTCCGGTGGACGAATGGTTTAAAACGAAAGGGGCGATCTAATGCGCATCACAGACGCAATCGTATACGTAATAATCATATTCTGCGCTTCATTTATCGGCGCAGGAATCGGAGGCACAACGATGCTCATATGGAATGGAATCGCAACACTGGCGGGCTGGTACGTTGGCTCCGTCTTGCAAGGCGCCGCATTGCTCGCTTGCCTGGCGCTAGTGGTGGCGACGGCTTTCTGCTTGCTCGTAATGAATGAACCGAAGGAGGACGAATAGATGAAGATTATTGGCGGAAGTAAGATGGTAGATTTATCGAAGAAATTAACGGTGGAAATGACGCTTCACGAGTTAGCGGTTATGGCGATAGGTCTCGGTGCCATAAGTACTTCGAAATATAATGATAACGTACAAAACGTAGTTAAGGCGGAATTCGAGAGAGGTGTCACGGCGCAAACTATGTCGTGTGGGGAGACGGATTACCCGTACCACGTATACCGCAATCTTTGTAAGATGTTAAAAGCGGAAGGGGTGGCGGAATAATGACGCAAATTAACATCGTAAAACTCGAACAGGATAACTGCATGCCGTGTAAGGCGCTAGACTTCGCCATTCATGCGAATATGGACGCCATTGTTGACGCAAATGCGACGATAGAGACGCACAATATTACACAAAAGCCGGAGCTTATCGAAAAGTACGATATTAAATCGACGCCGACGCTATTGTTCTTCCGCAATGGCGTGAAGATGACGACTCTAAGCGGTAAGATTCCGTTCCTTGAAATATTAGATGCGATTGAATTTTCGAAGGAGGCGCGCTGATGGAAGCTCAATTTATTGACTTACGTAGTGGGGCGACAATAGCGGAAGTAATGCGGTGGGAGACAGTTCCCGGAAATCTCAATATTATTCACGAATGTGGCGTAAAGCCCGACTTGCTTTGGCATTTCAAAGGACCGGGCATTGACGGTCACTTCGATTTAGAAGCCGATGGGCGCAAGGTTACTCCTAACTATATAGGACAGACCGGAAGTCTTACGATGGATAACGGAGATATTATCGACTTTGTTGCAGTTAAGAAAGGGGAACGCTAATTGACGACATTAGACGCAATGGAATTATTATACGGAGACCAAGCGCCACCGGCGAACTATAGCGCAGAGCAACTATACGCGGACAAGATTGCGGAGGACTTAATCGCTACACTTAACGATTGGCATTCGCGACCGGAAAAGTGGGATAATGCGCTCGATCAGCAGATCCACGCATGGTACGCCAATCCTCCGAAGATGTTTCCGAAGAAGCCGTATTTCAGTCCAAGCGCAGCCACCGCATGCAAGCGTGAGCTCTACGAAAAGGGAATCGGCAGCAAGCGAGATGTAGGCGGACAGCCTCCGTATCAGAAGCGCTGGACATCCCTGGGCACGGCGATTGGCGATCTGATACAGCGCGACTTGCTATTTATCGGAAAGCATATGAAGGAAACGCCATTCAAATTCGTATTTAATCCGGACGGCACGCCAATGTTCGAGGACTTTGCGAAGGCTAACTTTCCGGTCAAGGTCGGTGACGAAGCGTTCTACCTATACGGCACGCCTGACGGTATTATGGAATACACGGACCGAGAGACTGGCGCCATTACTCGCGTAGGGCTCGAAATCAAGTCGAAGCAAACGTCAGCGGCGCGGACTTCGCTACATTCAATGCGTGAGCCGGACGAGAAGCACGTAGCACAATGCAAGCTCTATTCGCTTATGTATGATTGCGACTATTACGTAATTCTATACGTCAATGCGTCGAAAAAGTCGTGGTTTATTAGCGATGAGGACTTCGCTAAGACGCCGGACATTCGCGCTTTTGGCATGCACATAACGGATGAGGATCGAGGCGCCGTGCTTGCGCCATTGGCTGACGTAATGAAGGCGATTCGAGAGCGTAAGGCGCCACGCGTAGACTTGACGAAGTGGGTTTTTAATTCTTTCAAGGAAGCGATTGCGCGGTCGATTACGGATGAGGAAATGGCGGACTTGGCGGGGCAAGTAAGGTTGGCGGAGAAAAGCCGGTTGAAGGCGCATGAGATCCGACAATATACGGAGAGCTTCGAAAGTTTGAAAAAATTGCGGGAAAGTGGTCCAAATTAACGCGCTTTAGTGTCTATATAAAGTATAAGCCGGTCAAATGCGAAAGGGGAGACGTACTCAATGGTAAAGTTTAAAGTTGGCGATAAGGTACGCATCACAGACGTTAGTAAAATTGCAGGCGGACATAATCATTGGAGAAACGGTGATGTAACGACTGTCGAAGATAAACGTCGTAGTGATGGCGCTATAGAACTGGCGAGAACGTTGCACGGAAAGTATGACAGTTATGGTCCTTGGTTATCGGTTTCGGAAATGGTTGGAATAGAGCACGTCGAAAATGAGCAATACCAACGCATCACAACGCTAGAAAAGGCTAACGCCGACATGCTTAACGAAATCAAAACGCTATCCTCACGCATCACTGCGCTAGAAGAAGCGAAGCCACAAAAGGTCGTCATCGAAAGTCATACGTTTACCGCAAAGTCCGTAACTGACGTAAAGAAGATTGCGGAGAGCTTGGCGAAGTTGATGACGCGTAAGCAAACGCCGAATCAACGCAGAAAAGCCGTCATCGAACGCGCTAAGGCTTTCGTGGAGGACGTTGAATATTTGGCGGAGGACTCCCAGGGCAATGCGGAAAGGTGGGACCGAAAGTGTGCTACACTAACGAAATTTTCTACGTATGCATCAAAGCCGGAATATCACGTAAATAAGGAAAAACGCGTTGTCACCGTGTTGGTTAAAGGCAGTAGTAACAGAATTGTGTTGGGTAAAGCAATCGCAAAATGCTCGCCCGACGACGTATTCAACGTTCACATCGGCAAGGCTATTGCGCTAGCCAAAGCGTATGGCTTAGAAGTGCCACGCGAGTTTACGCATGCGCCACAGCCGGAGCCTGCGATTGGTCAAGTAGTAGCCGGAACCAAAGAAACCACTACCGCATATTACCGAAAAGATCGTAAGTTTACGTTACTTACACCGAAATTAGGCGGATTTACTTACGTTGAATCACGGGAATACGGTGGTACTGACACCGATTGGATTATGCCGAACGATATTGGTCGAATTTTAGACGATTCCGAGGCGCAATATGACGAATAGACAGCGCCCCACACGCATCTTAGCGTTCGACATCTCCGGCTCGCCCGGCTTTGCAGTCGTAGAGCATACGGAAGGTCGTCGCCCCAAGTTGGTCCACGCAACGTCAATCAAGACGGACTCCAAGCGCACCGACGCGGAACGCTACGCCTATATCGAAGCGACTGCCGCCAAGCTCATTTACGAGTACATGCCATTCGACGTTGTATGCCGTGAGCATTTCGTAGGCGGACGCAATAAGCGCGCAAGTCAGACGGTCTTTGGCGCATGGGCAGCAATTGACCTAGCGCTTGGCCGATTCGGCTATACGATTGACAAGGCGGACGAGTTTACGCCGGCGGCGGTCAAGAAGGCGGCAACGGGCAGTGGCAAGGCGGACAAGCTAGAGGTCGAGACTGGCGTTAGGGAGCGCTTGGCTTTGCCAGATGACTACGTATTTACTGCCGACGATCAATCGGATGCGGTCGCGGTAGCACTGGCGTGGATTGACGCGAATACAAAATAGGAGGCGGTCACAATGAACTTACACGACGTTTGTTTGTACCATCCGGGAGGCTTGCGCTTCACCTTCGTGCTAAGCGATGAAGATTGGACGTCGGTTAAAGCCTCGCTGCATAACGAAAAGTCTCCGCGCTTCATCGAAGTATATTGCCATGACGCAGGCACGACGTGTGGCATCCGTGTTGACGAATATATCATGTACGAGGAAAGGGAGGCATTTTAATATGAAATCACGCAGACAAAGACGACAAGGGGCGGGCTTCGTACCGCAATATAACGGCAAGGCTCCGATTAGCTTCGCAGAGTACGTAGAGGGCTTTGGCATGAAGGTGCCGGCAAGAATCCGCAAGTCACCACTATTTAAGGGGGCGAAGTAATGACGGAAGAACAGGCGAAGGCGCTAAAGGTTGGCGATAAGGTTCGCTACAGTGGACCCAAGGAAGATTATCTAACGATTGGAAAAACGTACGAAATCGAGGGACGCGACGAGGACTGTGACCCCTTCGTAATAGATAACGATGGAGATGAGTACGGAATCTACGGAACGTACTGCGAAGAGTTCGAATTAGTTTCGAATTATCGCATCGAAATCACGTCGACCGAACCGTCAATAAGCGCCGGAATGACTTACGTAAGGGCTCACGTCAACGACGCAATGCTCGACTTCATGCGCAGCACCGAAAAGGACCAAGCACGCGAGACTAAGCGCCAAGCTATCCGCGAACAAATTGCGAAACTAGAGGCAGAATTGGAGGCGTTGTGATGGGTAACTGGATATTAGCGGCTTTGTTTTTGACATCTCTTGTGCTTACGCTTTTGAAGAAGGATACGATATTATTTGACGCATTTATCGCTGGATACACGGCATTAGTAGCACTTGCGTATCTATCCGGCGGACACGCACTCTTAGGTGTCCTCTACGGAGTTATGGCGGCAGGATTCATGCTAATCGCTTACGCGTCGGACGTGGTGAAGTATGGACGCTAAAACTATCCGCTCGATTATCGCAGACATAAACGATCGCCAGTCGCATTTAATGGCGAAGCTAAGACGCATGAACGACGAAAGACCGCAAATAGAGGCAGAGCTTGCACTAAACGAGCAGGCGTTGGAAAAGTGGGCGGAAGCGTTGGAGGTGGCGGAAGAATGACGGAAACTTGCGCAGGCTGCGGAACTACCGCCGTCACACTATATGATAGCGAGTTTGAGCGTCATTTCTGCGGCGAGCAATGCCACCGAGATTATTGCGTAGAGCATTTCGAAGAAATTTACGGCCTTTGGGCGGAAGCTAATTTGGAGGAGGCGTAGTATTGACAAAGATTACTAAGCAAAAGAGAGAACTACCGTTTGACGAGCCGCGCTTACTGGCGTTTATCCAGTCGGCTACACACAGATACCCGGAGTTAGATGCAGCCGCGTATACTGATAAGATTATCCGCAATATTACGTCAAAGCCGGAATACAAGGCGGACCAAATCACGAACTTATTAATTATGACTGCGCTAGAAAACGTAAGCGAGCTAGAGCCGAACTGGCAATACGTCGCTGCATACGTACACTTGCGCTCACTTTATAAAGAAGCGTCGAAGAATCGCGTATATGACGGATCAATGAAATATGGCGACTTCTATTCGCTACTTACGACATTAGCGGACGCTGGCGTTTACTCAACGCAAATTCTCGAAAAGTATAGTAAGGAAGAGATTCGCCAAGCTGGCGCAATGATTGAGCCGGAACGCGACAAGCTATTTAAGTATATCGGCATTAGAACGCTATCAGATCGCTACTTGGCTCGCGCCAAAGACGGACGCCTTATGGAGCTACCGCAAGAGCGCTTCATGGTTATTGCTATGACGCTTATGGCGAATGAGCCGAAGGATAAGCGCATGGAATACGTAGCCGAAGAATACTGGGCGCTATCTAACTTATATAAAACGGTAGCGACGCCGACGCTCACAAATGCCGGAAAGGCTTACGGACAACTTTCGTCTTGCTTTATTGATACGGTTGACGATTCGCTAGACGGAATATTCCAGTCTAATGCGGACGTGGCTACGCTTAGTAAGGGCGGCGGAGGACTTGGCGTCTACATGGGCAAGGTGCGCAGTCGTGGATCGGATATTCGCGGACATAAGAACGCATCCGGCGGAGTAGTGCCTTGGATTAAACAGTTAAACAATACGGCAGTAAGCGTCGACCAGCTAGGCGCAAGACAAGGCGCAATAGCGGTGTACCTCGACATTTGGCATAAAGATATTATTCCGTTCTTAGACTTGCGCTTAAACAACGGGGACGAGCGTCAACGTGCGCATGACGTCTTTACGGGCGTATGCTTGCCGGACTTATTTATGGAAGCCGTAGACAAGCGAGATCAATGGTACTTATTCGATCCTCACGAAGTTAAGCGCGTCATGGGCTATTCGCTAGAGGACTTCTACGATGAAAAATGCGGCGAGGGCGATTTCCGCAAACGCTATAACGAATGTGTGGCGAATGACAACCTAAGTCGTGAAGCCGTTGCAGCTATCGACATTATGAAGCGTATCATGCGTAGCCAACTAGAGACTGGCGTTCCGTTCATGTTCTATCGCGACGAAGTTAACCGCATGAATCCGAATAAGCATAACGGCATGATTTACTCGTCTAACCTTTGCACAGAGATTGCGCAAAACATGGGCGCTACAATCACTGAAACGCGCTACATCGACGAAGATGGCTTTATCATAACTAAGCGCGATCCTGGCGACTTCGTAGTCTGCAACCTATCGTCAATCAACTTGGGGCGTGCGGTAATAGCTGACGTACTGGAACGCTTGATTCCAATTCAAGTAAGAGCGCTAGACAACGTAATCGACCAAAATAGCATCGAAGTACTGCAAGCGCAACTTACTAATCAGAAATACCGCGCAGTAGGCCTAGGCACATTCGGCTGGCATCACTTACTCGTCCAACTCGGTATCGACTGGGAATCACCGGAAGCCGTCGCTTATGCAGATGAGCTTTACGAGAAGATTGCCTACCTAGCGATTAAGGCTTCGGCTGATCTCGCTATCGAAAAAGGCGCTTACCCTGCGTTTAACGGTTCGGATTGGCATACGGGTGAGTATTTCAGCAAGCGTGGCTACCACGACACTAAATGGGCGGAATTAGCTTCGCAGATTGCCGAACATGGCATCCGTAACGGCCACTTGATGGCGGTCGCTCCGAATATGTCTACCGCAACGATTGCCGGCTCTACGGCGTCGATTGATCCGATATTCCGTCGCGAGTATAGCGAAGAAAAGAAAGAATATAAGATTCCGATTGTCGTGCCGGACTTAACGGTGGGGAACTTCTACCTTTACAAGTCAGCGTACGAAATCAATCAACATACAAGCATTGCGCAAAACGCGGCAAGACAGCGCCATATCGACCAAGGCATTTCGTTCAACCTTTACGTACTGAATACGGTTAAGGCGAAGGAGTTGCTTGCGCTTCATATGGACGCATGGAAGTCCGGACTGAAAACGACGTACTATACGCGTTCAACGTCTAGTGACATTTTCGAGTGTGAAGATTGCGCATCTTAAAATAGGAGGAGATATTTTGGCGGAATTACAGAAACGTAAGATTATGGACGAATTAGCACCGAATAAGTCGACGGGCATTATTAACGGCTCGTCGTCCAATATTCTGAATTGGGATGACGTAAGATTTTCGTGGGCATATCCGAAATACAAGAAGATGCTCGGAAACTTTTGGACGCCTTTCGAGATCAACATGAGCGGAGACATTAAGCAGTTTACGGAGCTTACCGACGTAGAAAAGAACGCGTTTCTAAAAATAATTGGCTTGCTTGCGTTACTCGATTCGATTCAATCGGACTATGCCGGCAAAGTTTCGGACTACCTAACGGATTCAAGCCTTAACGCGCTAATGATTATCCTGGCGCAACAAGAAGTAATCCACAATCACTCATATTCGTACATCTTATCGTCGATTGCGGACAAAGAAACGCAGGACCGCACATTCGACTATTGGCGTACAGAGCCTACGTTGCAAAAGCGAAATGCTTTCGTAGTTGAAGGCTACAAAGAGTTTGCGGAAGATCCGTCGATTGAAAACATGCTAAAGTCGATTATCTATGACGTAATTCTCGAAGGCCTTTTCTTCTACTCCGGCTTTGCGTTCTTCTACAACTTAGCGCGTAATCAAAAAATGGTCGCAACTAGTACGATGATTAACTATATCAACCGTGATGAGCAATTGCACGTAGACCTATTCGTTAAGATTTACAAGGAAGTACTTGCGGAATATCCCGAATACGACACGGAGGAGCTTCGCCAATTCGCTATTGATACATTCCGCCGTGCTGCCGAGCTAGAAATCGAGTGGGGCCGTGAGATTATCGGAAACGGTATCGACGGCATTTCGATGGAAGAGCTAGAGCAGTATATCAAGTTCTACGCAAATGTACGCTGCAACCAATTAGGTTACGGCCATTCGCCATTCCCGGACAATCCGCGCAAGAATCCGATGAAGTGGATTAAAGCGTATGAGGAAGTGGATCTCGGTAAGACGGACTTCTTCGAGCAACGATCTCGCCAGTACGTAAAAGTGAACGTGCAAGATAACGGTTTCGACGACTTATAAACGAAAAGGGAGCGATATTATGCCACTACCACGCGATAATATGTTCTACGGCTTTGCTGACAAACTAACGCATGAGCAACGCGAGTACGTCGATTCGATCTTCGATAATCAATTAACGATAGTCAACGCTAAGAGTGGTACGGGTAAGACGACGCTAGCCGTCGCCTGTGCTGCGCTACTTGGCAAGCCGCTAATCTATACGTTCGCACCCGTTGAGGAGGGCAAGATGGGCTTTCGTCCGGGCACACAAGCGGAAAAGGAATCGCAGTATCACCAACCGCTAATCGACGCCTTGCTCGAAATCGGAGAGAATCCGCAAAGGGCGATACACCAGCCGGACGACTTCGATTGGCAGAAGAGCGCTGACGCATGGATTACCGCAAAGTCACACATATTTATGCGCGGCACTAATATCAAGGATTCAACGCTAATCATCGAAGAATCGCAGAACATGACGCGAGGTGACTTGAAGAAGGTCCTAACGCGAGTGCACGAAACGACTACGGTCATTATGATTGGTCACGATCAGCAATGCGACCTGGCAGACGCAAGCAAGTCCGGCTTTGTTCCATATCTTGAACATTTCCGCGGCAAGCCTTACGCAAAAGTAGTGGACTTAACGATTAACTTCCGTGGACAGTTGGCGCAAGATGCTGACGCACTAAATTGGTAGACGAAAAGGAGACGATAAAATGACGGTGAGAGAGTTGATTAATGAACTTTTAAAGTACGATATGGACGAAAATGTTAAGGTTGCTGACGGTGCCGGCGCTACCCTATTAGATGTCGTAGGGACAGAGCAACTCTACTATTCGACAGCCTTGCGCGACGGCGTACTCTTAGAAATCGAGGAGGCTAACTAATGCCGCAACTAACACTCGAAATCAAACGCTTATCACCGGACGCAAAATTGCCTACGAAGGCACACGCCGACGATTCCGGATTTGACATCTACGCATCCGAGGACATAATTATCAAACCAGGCGAAACTGCCGTAGTCAAAACGGGCATCGCCGTCAAGCTACCACCAGGCCACGACGCTTACATTAAGCCGCGCTCCGGAGTGAGCACTAAAACGAAGCTCCGCGTAGTCTCACCACCAATCGACGCAGGCTATCGCGGGGAGCTCGGTGTCATTGTCGATAATATCGCGACTTCTTCGCTACACGCCGATCCGAAGAATGATACGCCTTATGTGTCGCTAATCAACGAAGAATCGCTACTACCGAAAACATGGCGCAAGGAGAATTCGTACCTAATCCGCAAAGGCGATCGCATTGCGCAGTTGGTCGTAACGCCAGTAGCCCTTCCGCAAGTGGTCGAAGTTGACGAACTAGACGAGACTGAGCGTGGAGATGGCGGATTCGGAGCGAGTGGGGTGCGTTAATGGGCATAGTAACTATTATATTATACGGCCTTTTCAACTATGCGGCAGGCTATATCGGAGGCAAACACTCTATGCGTCACTACAAGTGGGGCTACGAAATATTAATGAAACGGAAGGATGACGAAATTTGAGCGAACAACAACGAATTGACGTTTTAGATAAAGGCTACGTAATACTTCACGACGCAATGGGCACGGACTTAACGGTCGCAAACGCAGCACGCGTCAGCTACGAAAAGAAATCGGAGGAACTAACGGAAGGCGACCGTAGGCTCATTAAGTTCTTAGCTCGTGAAGGCCACTCGTCACCATTCCGTCATGCAATGCTGCAATTCGAAATGTATGCGCCGCTAATGGTAGCGCGCCAACACTGGAAATACGTAGTCGGATCGTCAATGCTCGAAGCTACTGGCGATAACATGACGGCATGGAACGAATCAAGCCGACGCTATGTGACAGAGGAACCTACGTTTTATATTCCAGGACCGGAAGAATGGCGAAGCGCTCCGGAGAGCTCGAAGCAAGGCAGTGGTGAAATTGTTAATGGACTACTCGGCCGGTCAGCTACGGAATTATTAATGGAATATGTTGAACGTGGAGAAGAGCTTTATGCTGACGCTATTGCATCCGGAATCTGCGCGGAACAAGCGCGCCTATTCTTGCCGGCTTACGGTATGTACGTGCGCTATTACTGGACGGCGAGCCTGCAATCCGTCTGCCACTTCTTAAACCAACGCCTAGCACACGATTCACAAAAAGAGATACAGAATTACGCAAAAGCGGTGCTTGAACTTGCTAAACCGCTATTCCCATTATCAATCGGAGAGCTTGTCGGCGAATGAGGCGCTTTATATTCGCTCTCATCTTAACGCTGACAATCTACGGAAAGGGGCGGTTCCATCTTAAAAGAGCTAATAACAGCAATGACTATCGCAATTAATCCGTTACAAGTAAACACGCCAATGCACCACGAATTTAAAGTCGGAAAGCCTGCGCATGACTACTGGGCAGATGAAAGACGTAGGCGTGCGGAAGAAAGGCGCAAGGCCGAAGCCCAACGGAGACAAGTCGTCGAGCAGCGCCAACAAGCGCAGTTGAAGCGTCTGCAAAAACAAAAGCGCCAGCTAAACGTCACAGCTACGTTCTACCAAGCGTTCTGTGCCGAAGGATGCTCGGGCGTAACTGCGACGGGCATTGACGTAAGCAAGACGCAATTCATCGGCGGTAGACGCATTATTGCCGTCGATCCCGCATTGATACCGCTAGGCACGACCGGCACGTTAACATTAGCAAACGGACAGTCTTTCGCTGTCATTGCGGCAGACACGGGCGGAGGCATTAAGGGTACGAAGATTGACGTATTAGTGGCGAATGAGCGTGAGGCTAATGAGCTCGGCGTACAGAGCGCAGTATTGACGATTGACCAGTCGAGCAACAAAGCTCGGCGTTAATAAATACGAAAAGGGAGCGATGTGTAATGGAGAAGGCGCAAGTAGGCGATTTAATTCGTATTGTAAAAGTTGAGCTAGGTCTTGGCTACGAAGTGGGCGATATTTTGGAGGTAGTCAGAGTTGCACCGGATGATTCCGGCGTCAACGCCGATGGTCCGAAAAAGAAGAACATACCGCTATTCCACAGCGAGTTCGTAATCCACCGCAAGGCTGGCGAAGAAGAACCACAAGCTGACGCAGTCTCACACCCTTCGCACTACACGCAAGGACGCTTCGAAACGATTGAGATGATCGAAGAAGTCACGCAAGGCTATTCGGACGGCTACGTTAGTTACTGTGTAGGCAACGCATTAAAATATTTAGCGCGCGCACCGTTCAAGCACGAAAGCCCTGCGGAGGACATTGCGAAGGCTCGCGCTTACCTTGACTTCGCTATTAAACGCTTAGGTGGTGCTGAACAATGACTGGATTTTTCGTGTATATAGTCGGAATGCTAGTCGGTGCGTTTTTAGCTTTGTTCTACGTAGAAAATTCGCGCTAGTCCTTCCGCAAACGGAATATAAGCGCCTCACCGTCCGCCGTACCACGCACATAGTCGAAGTGGCTCGTCTTACCTGAGTAGCCGTAATTCTTCGCAAAGGCCCGCGCGGACATGTAATAGCGCTTGTCCACGTTATAACGCGATAGACTGGCGCCGTTCACTTGGTCAGCGTAAGTATAAGGGATGATGGCGATTTCGCTTGTTAGCGGATTGTAGCCGATGATTACGGTCTCGCCCGGCTCAACGGCCATTAGGCGACGCGCTGCCACATTCGGATTAAAGCGCCCATTCTTATCGAGTGTGACGCTAGGTAGGCGGTCAGCTTCGATGAACTCAAAGTCGGCTAAAAATTCGTTTAAATCTTTCATGCGGAAAACCTCCGTTATTTCAATATTAATTATAACTATTGTAGCGCAAGTTTGACGAAATTACAACGAAAAGGGGCGGTCCATTGAAAATATTGGAACTATTCGCAGGCACACGATCCATTGGCAAGGCGTTCGAGGCGGCCGGTCACGAAGTTTACAGTGTCGAGTGGGACGAACGCCACGAAAATATTAATTGGTACGCGGACATCTGCAATATAAGCGCAGCTGACATTATCGAGCGCTTTGGCCGTCCGGATGTGATTTGGGCTAGCCCGGATTGCACTACGTACTCAATCGCAGCTATTTCGCACCACAGAACGAAGGAGCCTAGCGGAAACCTGGCGCCTAAGTCCGATTACGCAAAAGTGTGCGACGCCGTTAATCAGAACGTGCTGCGGCTAATTAAAGAACTGGCACCGCGCTACTTCTTTATCGAAAATCCACGTGGAGGCCTTCGCAAAATGGACTTTATGCAAGAGTTACCGCGTCACACAATTACCTACTGCCAATACGGTGACACTCGGATGAAGCCTACGGATATATGGACGAATCACCCAGCGCCAAACTTCCGGCCTATGTGTAAGAATGGGGCGCCATGCCACGTAGCCGCACCGCGAGGCGCTAAAACCGGCACGCAAGGCATTAAAGGCAAAGTGGACCGCAGCAGAATACCGGAGGACTTGTGCAAGCACATCGTTAGCATAAGCGAGGAGGCGACGCAATGAGGGCGAAAGCAATCTTACGCAATTACCATGCATTAAAGGCGCGCACCTACGTAGGCGACCTCGACGCCATTTGTACGCTAGTCGACTTAGAAAGGGCGCTAGCAATGGCGGGCCTTACGAAAAGGCAGGCGGAGGCTTTACGTTTAGTCTATGGCGAGGATATGACGCAGGCGAGCGCTGGCAAACGTATGGGCGTAAGCCGCGTGGCAGTAACGCAGTTTATTGACGAAGGGACCGCGCGCCTGGACGAAGTTTACGAAGCATGGGCGTGGATGGACGGAGAGAAAATGGAGGAGGCGTTTTGATGGGAAAAGCATCTCGCGCAAGGTGGGAAGGTAACGTCAAGTCTATGGAGATTATCGCAAAGCCTCGCGAACAAGTAACGTCGGAGGACATCGCTTTCCTTCGCGAAAACTACACATCAGCTGGCGGCTTATTACCGAACGCTTTCGCCGGTGGCGCCTTCTTTACGCCTACACACGTAGCAAAGTTTATATGGGACGTTCTAAAAGCGAAAGGTTTGTCGAATAGCCCTCGCGTCTTAGAGCCGTCAGTGGGTGCGGGTGTATTTTTAGAACACGCGCCAGTCGATGCCGATATAACTGCGCTAGAACTCGATGAAACAAGCGCGAAAGTCACCTCGCTACTATACCCACAAGCTGAAATGATTCTCGGTGATGCTCTCACGCATGGCAGACGTGACTATTACGATGTCGTTATAGGCAATCCGCCGTATGGCGTAAGCTGCGAGTTTGAGCCAGCAGAAGGAGAAGAGTGGGTCAGCGGTAGCAAGGCGAAGGGCAAACGCAAAGGTAAGTCGGAGATTCTTTTCATTGAGCTAGCAATTAAAGCGTGCAAGCCGGGCGGCTATATAGCGTTTGTGCTGCCGATGGGCCTTAATTTCGCCAACTATGCAGACAAGCTCCGTAATTACATGCACACTTCTTGCTGGCAAGTAGCCACGATTATGCTACCGGGTGAGACGTTCGTACACGTAGGCACCACGATACCAACGCAAATAATCATACTGCGCAAGACTCCGGCAGGCTTACCGCTAATTGACACCGCCGAGCAAAAGTGGGGATCGAATTTCCGGCGTAGCGATTATAAAGACATCACGCAATACGGCGCTAAGTTCTTGCCGGGACAGCCGCCGGCCTACTTCGCACAGATAACAGATATCGGTTGGGATGCGAAGGGCAATCCGCGCGTGAACGAAGATGGGCTGACGCAGCTAGACGAGTTACTCGAAGATTGGACGGACGGCGGTCTTATGCGTGAAAACTTATACCCGCATTTGCCGAGCTGGCACGGGCTAGACAAAGCGAACAGTGCCTTCTTCTTTACGCATGGCAACGAGAGTTGCGACGGCTACCGTGATGCCTCACGAACATACAGCGACGGTCCTTACCGTTGGAATGAGTTGACGATGGGCGCGGGACACGAATTTATGTATGAAGGCGTTGAGTATTCGTCTTGGGTTGACGATATGGAGACGCTACAGGAACAAATTATAGAGGAGGCAATCGCAAAATGACGTACACAGACGAACTAAAACGCGCAATCGAACATATCCGCGAGCATACGAAGGCGGGACGCGTGAACCGGCCAGCTCGCCTTAGACTAATCGACGAAGCCTCTACGAAATATGCGCTAGCACACGCAAGCTATTCCGATGCTATTCGCGCCACTTATATCGAAAAGGGTAACGAGCCGCCACTGATTCCGATGGACGAGCGCTTACTTGAACAGCTCGCCAACCTTGCGCTACATGAAGAACTAACGGACACTACCGCACATAAGTCGCGACAATCGGAATATCCGTTTCTTAGCGATATGCAATTAGCGCGCAGACAGACAGGCAAACACGGTCGAGGCGGTGAAGAAGTCGGCGAGGCTCCGCTTACTGCCGCCATGACGAAGGCAACGGACGGTCGCGACTATAGAACGCCGACAAGACGCAAGCGATCGCAGTACGAAGATAAGCTGCGCGATGCAAAGGCGAAGATTCGCAATGACGAGAGACGGCGGAAATATAACGAGTTTACACGTGTGCAACCCGTTTTTACTTACAAATTAAGCGAAATTGTAGACTAGTAGATGGAAAGTCTTAACGTATTCGGAAATTAGGCGTTCATAGCAACGCACTACACCAGACCATGCGGTTTACCGAAGCGTAGGACAACCAGGGAGCCAAGTCGGCGTGCTAAGCTATCGCAGCTTACTAAAGACCGTCGTAGAGGACGCGACGTTAAATCGCTCAAATTGATGGGCCACGAGTCCGTTGCGTATTAGGCGCATAAACTTTGGGAAGATTCGCATTTGCTACGGAGATGAATCGGGGCGAATCAATAGCGGAGTGGTTATCCGTTTCATTTTACATAGGCGAAATGCCTCACAGAGGTCTGGTTCACGTTGAACTAGAGCTCTTCATTCCGTGCATGACGAATAGTCGGGTATGTTCCGGCGATGCACACACGGAGGTTTTAAGTATAACGGCTACATGGGTTTTCTTAAATACGGAAACGGGCGAAATGAAAGATACGCAATCAGTAGCGAATCGAAACGCTGCCTATGCGCAACACAAAGCGAAAGAACAGCGAGAAGGTCGTAAAGTAGAGTTTACTAACGCTAACATGGCGCACATACACGAAGTCTATGACGTACTCACTACGGCACAATGCGGTTATCTCATGTTATTGCAGTGCTATATCGAGTATGATACGGGCATTATTATTAATCCGGACAAGTCGCCAATGACTACGGATAACATGAAGTCAGCGCTCCAACTAACGAAGAAGAAGTCGACATTCTACGACTTCCTTAACGCGTGTCTAGCGCATGATATTATTCGTGAAGGTGACGGCATTTATAGCGTAAATACACGTTACCACTTTAAAGGAGCAATGTCCGGCACTCATGCGATTAAATCGTATACTACGAAGCTAAAGCGCGTTTATAGCGAAGTGAAGGCGTCAGACATCGGTTTGATTTATCGTATGCTGCCGCTAGTTCACATGAGCACTAACGCCCTTTGCGACAATGCTTTCGAGAAGGATCCACGAAAAGTACGCTGGCTCAATCGTAAAGAGTTGGCGGAGTTTATTGGCGTTGATCCTGCATTTCTTGGACGCCGTCTAAAGTATATGAAGTTCGACGGTGAGTACGTGGTGGCACGCATAAAGGTCGGGAGTGAGCCCGAAAGGTATACGATGAACCCTAGCGTTTTCTATCGGCAAGACAGCAAACCGGACGATACATTGCTGGCGATGTTCAACGTCTGAACAAAAGTGTGACTTTATTCGGACTAATCGGCAAAAAGTGTGACTTTATTCGGACACCTAAAAATGGCACTCACGCTTAGAGCCGCAAGGGATTCGGGCGTTTTGAGTGCGGAATTATTTCTTAGTCTTTGTTTTTTATTTGAACGACGAAAACGCGACATATTCGGCATATGATCGAAAATGACGCATGGTTGGCAGTAGCTAAAACGGACTTGACGCTCAGAGCCGCAAGGGATTGAGCAATTTTAGGGCGGAGATTTCTTATTATATCCTAGGCTTAGCGTAGAGTTAGCGTTGGGGATACGTTGGGATTCCGCCTTTATCCATTACTATTTATATTAACGCAAATAAAGAAACTATCCCGAACGCTGAAAAGGCTTTAGCCTTGAAAGCGGGCGAAGTGTTTAAAGTGCTTTGCACTTGCGAATTATTCACTACGTTCATAATATCGCGGATAGTGTTACTTAATTAATAACGCAATAGTTTAGCGGTAATAGCTAACGCATAAACAGGCGGGAATATAAACGCTATATTCATCGCAAGAGCTTCGCTCATAAACACCGCGAATATAACGTAATAGAAAACGGAGGCAATGTTGAATGTTCTACGTAATGAAGCAACGAACACTGTGGGCGAATAATCATCCGGACGCAAACGTATATGATCGCTTAGACGAGTTTAAAACGTATGAGGACGCATTGGAATATTTAAAGCGCATTAAGCCCGAAGTTAATACGTTTATATTCGAAGAGAAGGCGATAGGCAATTACGAAAACATATGGGATATTGCAGGCGGAAGGATTATCGAATATTAGAAAGGAGTTGATAACGAATGGCAAAACGTAGACTATCCGATAAGCAATACGCAGCAATCGCAATCTTATCGCAACCTAAGCGCGCAGGACTAACGTATGAGCAAATCGCTGAACAAGTCGGAGTTGAACGCTCAACACTGCATAGATGGCGACAAGACGACGCTTTTAATGACGAGCTAAAGCGTACTATTATGCGTAGCACTATCGACAGATTGCCGGAAGTAATGGCGTCTGTGCCGGATCATATTATTAATGACGGAAATGCAGCGATGTTCAGAACGCTATTGCAGGCGCAAGGCTTGTTAACGGAGAAGGTCGAAGTGGAGACGTCAGACAAAGGCGTGGACATTGACGCTATACGCGAGCGACTACGAGGCAGTGCGGAAAAGTAGCACTATATAATAGAAGGAACTGCGGAGGGACTGCGCTACACTACGGGACATGGTTAGCGGATTACCTACTCGACACCTTCGATGGACGTGTGCCTCAAACACTTTGGCAAGACGCAAACTAAGCGCTCTTTTATGCAGTATTTTATACATTGCGTAATATTGGAAATGCCGTAATGACGCGGTTTCTAGCGTATGTATAAATTATGTATATTAGTTTGTGCGTATTGGTTGCGTATGAATGGCGTTAAATCAACGTTTCAACGCTAATTTGAACGTAATAAAAGAAGAGAATATTACATTCGATATACAGTCGTATGCAATGGCGCAAGTAGGACGGTAGGCAAGCGGATAGCCCCCAAGCCCCTACCCTCCAAAGCCGCCTTTCTCGCCAATCTGCAATCCACGCAACAAAATATCACTTTGAAATGTAAAACGGAGCCCCAGCGCTATTATACGCCAAAGCTCCGTTATTTGTCTTATAAATTTACGCTAAGGAATACGTCGTCAACTTGCTCTTGCTCAATTCCGATATAGCGCAAGGTCTCGCGTGCTGACGAATGGTTAAGTACACGCATGAGCAACGTAATGTCTACGCCCTTACCGCCATTATACGCATGGTAAGCGAAAGTCTTACGCATGGTGTGAGTGCCGAAGTTAATCGTAAGGCCAGCACGTTCAGCAGCAGCGTTTAATATGCGCCAGGCTTGCGTAGGTGTGATCGGCTTTTCACCTTTTCGCGAAGGAAACAAGTAACCGCTAGATGGAGCTAATTCGTCGATCGCTTGGCGAACGGCGTCATTAATGCGGATTTCTTTATATTTGCCGGTTTTCTTCTCGAACAGGCGAACATGATCGCCCATAAAGTCCTCGCGTTTCAGCGGAAGTATATCGCTAATGCGGAGCGACGAGTTAATGCCGATTTTAAATAGCAATAAGTCGCGACCATGCAAAGCGTCTTTCATGCGCTGAATGTCGCGTTTGTTTTTTAGTGGGTGTACGGTAGCCATACGTATTATCCTCCTTCGGCGGAATTTATTCCGTTCAATAATCTCGTTTTCTTACATTCATAATAACGTAACTACGACGCAAAGTCAACGAAAGGAGGCGATTAATTATCGCTTGGTTAAAAGATAAGTGGATAGGACGCAAGGAACGGGCGGAGTTAATCGCCGACTTGACGCAATATAGAGCGGAAATATTCCCGGAAGATACCGACGTAGATACTGCGGAAACAGAGCTACTTATCGAAGTAGACGCATTAGATGCAGAGCTCACTCGCCTGGAGCGCATTCACCGCTGCGAAACGGACACACTCGAATTTGCAATCGAATACTTTTCGGAAGCAAAGAATCCGGGCAATGCCGGCAACTGGGACGGATTCGACATCGAGAACGCCGAGCAAGCTGCGCAGTTCCACCGTGAAATCAACGACATTATTAGCGATGTGAGTGCCGTTAATAAAAACGCTAAGACAGCAGTAGCCGCACCTCGCTCACACGCTAAGTCGACGTATTTATCGAAGGGCTTTCCGGTACACGAAATATGCTATCGTCTCCGTAGCTATATCATTATTATTTCCGAAACGCCGGCAGTCAGCGGACCCAACCTCGAATGGATTGCGAACCAGTTGAAGTTTAACGAAAAGCTACGCGAGGACTTCGGACCTTTATTGAGCGAAAACAAGCAAGAGAATCCGAAAGATAACTCGGAAGAATTTATAGCCTGGGAAGTTAAGGGCGAAAAGAGGCGTCAGATTGCGAAAGTGCAGGCGGCTTCGACCGGCCAAGCGCTTCGTGGACGTAACTGGAACGGTAAGCGACCCGACTTAATTATCTGCGATGACTTGGAAGATGCGAAAACTAATGCAGCAACTGCCGAGCAGCGCGCTAAATTGCGTGAATGGTTTAACTCGGTAGTTATTCCGCTAGGTGATCCGAAGGGTGAAAAGACGGCAATCGTCTACATGGGAACGACGGTACATTTTGACGCCTTATTGATGCAGATACTTTATAAGCGGTCGGATTTTACGACGAAAGTATATCGCGCAGTAATCGACTATCCCGTAAATATGTCGCTATGGGACGAGTGCCAAAAGATTTATCAAGACTTCGAGAATCCTAAGCGACTAGATGACGCAGAGGTGTTCTATGCTGAACATTATGACGAAATGAATGAAGGCGCCAGCGTGCTATGGTCCGAATCGCAGACGATATGGAAATTAATGCGATGGAAATGGGACAACGGCTCGAAGGCGTTCAATACGGAATATCAAAACAATCCGATTGACGAGGAATCAATGATATTCAATCCCGCTGAATTTACGTACTGGAACGTCATTGATCCGAATAAGTTTTTCAGTCGCGAACGCTTCACAATTTCGATGGGCGTTGACTTTGCTATGGGTAAACAGCGCGGAGACTATAGCGCAATTGTAACCACAGCAACTGACCGAGAGACGGGCGTTGATTATGTCATTGACGCTTATGGTGCGCGAATTAAGCCGGATCAATTCATCGAAGAGATTGCTAAACGTGTAGAGCGCTTTGTGCCGGATGTAATCGGTGCCGAGGCGGTTGCTGCGCAAGAGTTCTTCGTTGATACGTTGAAAGAACGCCTGCAATATACGGGCTATCCGGCGCACAGTCGAATACGGAAAATATACCAACGTAGCCGTAAAGAGTTACGTATCGAGGCGATGTTGCCGGATATTGAGAGTGGTAAGCTCCGATTCCACAACAAGCACGCATTGTTATTAGAACAATTTGAACGCTACGGACAAGGTGCACATGATGATATGCCGGACGCTTTGGAAATTGCTAGAAGCGTCAGCAAACGCGCTAAACGGAAAGTATTGCCGAAGCCAAGTTGGGGATAAAGGAGGGCGAAATATTGCAAATACCATTTTTAAATAGACGAAATCAAGACGAAAAGTATGCGGAAAACTCGGCGAGTGTCGTATATACGGAGCGTCAGATTAAGCCCGGCGAAGAGTTTCCGCCAGCTAAGGATCGCGCACGTATCGCCCGTTATCGCGTTATGAAAAAGGTGTACGAAGGCAAGCGCCATCACGTACTAGAACGCGCCACTAAGCTATTAGAAGATACGCCACACGCAGAGCAACTGCGTACTTTGCGCATTGCCGTTAACCTTGCGGACATTATTGCGACTAAGCCTGCCGATATGCTAGCGGGGGAGCCTCCGCAATATGAGACGGGGCTAGAAGATAGTTCGCCGGCACAAACGGCGCTTAATTCTTACGTAGAAGAAAACGATTTGACGCAGTTGATTCACGAAAGCGCAATAGGCGCCGGCATACGTGGAGATGCGTTTTTAAAGGTACGCTTCGGCTATCGCCAGGATTACTCGGCATTGACTGAAATGGGCGCGAGTATACCGGCAGATGCAGAAATGGAGCCGATTATCGAGCACGTTGCTGCGGACATCGTATTTCCGGAAGTTAGCGCCGGCAACGTAAAGCATTTCCGTGCTATCGACATTGCGCAAGTGGAATACGTAGAGACCGCTAAGACTGCGATACCATTCTTAAACGTAGAGCGACACGTTCCTGGCTACATTATTTACGAGCGTTATCGCTTAATCGAGTTTGAGGGTGGCGTTGATACGGACAACGAATATAACTATCCGGTGCAAGTTTGGCAAATCGGCGAAAAGGTAGAAACTGGCCGAGAAGAAAACGTAGTAGCGACAGGCATACCGCATTTACTCGTTAAGCACGTACCATATAAAACGAGCGATTATACATGGGAAGGCGTCAGTGGACTGAAATCTACAACGCCCATTTTGCAGGCCATTCAAGACCGGCTTGCGCAAATCGACTATATACTTTGGAAGCACAGCGACCCGGCCATGTACGGTCCCGACGTTGAATCTCCGAGAGGCGGCGGTATTTATATTCCGATTACCCAAGAAGATCAGATACCAGGCTATATGACGTGGAACTCGCAACTAGACGGAGCTTTTAAAGAGCTCGAAACGCTAATCGGCATGGTATTCCAATTAGCAGAGACACCGCAATGGCTATTCGGTACAGTTCTCGGCGACCAAAACGCAGGCGGCACCGGCACATCGCATACAGATAGCGCAGCTATTAAAGCACGCTTCATGCCGATATTATCGAAAGTCGCACGTATACGGTCGCAATATGACCGAGCTATCCGCGATGCGCTTTACTATTGCCAGTTGCTTGACGTAGAACATGGCGACGCTTCATTTACGCCAGTTTATCCGACGATTAGTTGGACAGACGGCTTACCGCGCAATGAAAAAGAAGAAGCCGAAATCATGTCGATACGAACCGGAGGCAAAGAAACAATCGACGTTCATAGCGCTATCAAGCGCCTTGACCGTGTAGATGACGAAAAGGCAAAGGAAACGATCAGACGTATCGAAAGCGACACAGCTATGGTTGACGCTAGCATATTTAACGAGGAGGTCTAGCGTATGGCAGAACGCCAGCCACCCCGCCCGAATTACGATTATGATGTCAATCGCTTAGTCGCGTTCTTTGAGGCGTCAAATAAACAGACTAGAGAACTCCTCGCTAGTCTATATACAGAAAACAAGATGACACGCGCCATGCTGACGTCTTACCAAGCGCAGCTCGCCACCATTATTAAGCAATTGCGCGAGCAAGGCGTTCAGTGGTCGGAGCAAGTCGTAACTAATGCGGCATTGAATGGCGTTGCCGATTCGATATATGCGCTAGGCTTGGCGACCACTTACGAAGAGGCTCGCTCGATTGCGCAACTAAGCAAAATCAACCAAGCGTTTGTCACGGCGCAGATTGCCGATACGCAGGCGGACATACTCGCAGTTACGCAAAATATAGACCGCCAAACTCGCGCATTGATTTCCCGTACATTTGCCGAGCGATTACGGGCGCAACTCGCTTCCGGAAGCAATCACCCGTCAGAACTTAAAACGGCTGTGAGCGCTGATTTACACGGTAAATTGGACAGGGCGATTGTTGACGCAGCGGGCAGACGTTGGAAGGTCGGCGATTACGTCGATATGCTCGCACAAACGAAAGCTATGCAGGCACATCGCGAAGCTAGCCGTAATACGGCGCAAGAAGAAGGCGCTAGGTACGGCAGGATTTCGACGCACAGCGCTAAGGATGCGTGTAGCAACTGGGAGGGGCGCATCGTTAAGCTCGATCCGGACGCGCCCGGCGATTATCCGTACATTGACGACTTGCCTTCGCGAGAAATCTTCCATCCAAGATGCCGACATATTGTAACGCCAGTTATTTTAGCGGAGGAGGAATAAGATGTCGAAAATTAAGCAGAATCCCGTAACAGGAAAGTATTATGTTGAGTTTGACGAAATACCGACGCTTTTATTTATTAGCCCGGAAGGACACGGAAGCACTGATTCGTTATTTATTGACGGGCAGTGGCAGGCGAGAATACACGACTGTCAGATTAGATGTGACGTAGAAAAATTAACGGAATACTCCTTAAACGCTTACGCAGTAAAACTTTAACGCAACATGACCGCACGCTTACGTCATTAAACTGCTAGCGGAATCTACGCTCGACGGAGCCTAAACGGTGGAGGTAACGTATGAAAGACTTATTACTATCGCTTGACTTGCAATTTTTCGCTGATGAGGCGCCACTAGACGGACAAGAACCCGCTGAAAGTGATTTAGCGGAGGCTGACAGCCAATCGTCAGAAAAGGTCAAATTTGAAGGCGAAGAAAAGACGTTCACACAGGCAGAACTCGACGAAATTATCGGCAAGAAGGTCGGTAAATTGAAATCTCGTTATGCTGACTATGACGAAGTTAAGGCGAAAGCAAGCGAGTACGAAGCAAAGCTCGAAGAACAACGTCTTGCGGACCTGACCGAAAAGGAACGCGCGGAAGAACTTGCAAAGAAATTCGAGGAAGAGAAATCCGAACTACAAGCGCAACTCGACGCACTACGCAAACAATCCGAGCAAGAGAAGATCCGCAACGAATTTATTAAGGTAGCGTCAAGCGCAGGCATTACGTACATCGACGACGCACTAGCACTCTCCGACTTATCGGCCGTAAAAATCGAAGATGGCGCAGTGGTTGGCGTAGATGACGCAGTAAAGGCGCTTGTTGATAATAAGCCGTTCTTAATCGGTAAGCAAACGCAAAAACCGATTGGCGAGGCTACAAACAATACGCAAGCTCGACCGGACAAGACAGCCGAACAACTATTAGCAGAATTAGCGGACAAAGCACGGAAGAGTGGGCGTACCGAAGATCGCGTTTTATACGCACAAACGAAAAAACAATTAGGGCTTTAAGAAAGTCGGGCAATGACGCTCGGCTTTTTATTATGCAGTCAAACAGCGCAATGACGCTAATAAACTCAAAGGGGATATAAAACAGATGACAGTTATCCAAAAACAAATCGTAGGTAAAAAAGAATCAGTAACAGACGAGTTATTACTATTAAATCCAATGCAAACGCCAATGATTAACCTATTAGGCTTCGGTTCAGCGGTATCACAAGTTGAGCACCAATGGTACGAGGATAAAATGGTTGGCGACAAGACTACTTTAGGCGGCGCATTAGATAACGCAGCTACTTCACTACCAGTTGCTGACGGTTCAATTTTCGAAGCTAAGCACGTAGTTAAGGTTGGAGAGGAATTAATGCTAGTGACTGCGGTTGACGGAAACACTTTAACAGTAGTTCGTGGCTATGCTAACACTACTGCAACAGCAGCGGCAAAAGGCGCACAAGTTGAGTTCCAATTCGTAGAAGGCGTTGAAGGTGCTGACGCACGTAAAGCTCGCTACAAAGGACGCCAACGCGTATCGAATATTACGCAAATCTTCGACGAAACTATCTCAATCTCTGGAACTGCGGCAGCTACTTCCGAGTACGGTATCGACGATTTATACGAATACGAGAAACAAAAGAAAGAATTAGAACTTGCGTTACAACTAGAAAAAGCAGTAATCAACGGCGTTAAGTACGAATCAGCAGATGGCAAAGTACGTCAAATGGGCGGTTTACGCAACTTCATCAAAACAAACGTAACTGACGCAGCAGGCACCGAAGTAACGCTTGCTAAATTGGGCGACGCTTTCCAAGCGATATTTGAAGCTGGCGGATTCTCTTCCGGCGGTAACTATAAAATCGTTGTTGGCGCGAAACAAAAACGTGCTATCTCGGCTATCGACGTAGATAAAGTGAACATTACTCGTCAAGATAACGGACGCGGTCAAGTTGTAGATCACTTCTTATCTGACTTCGGCGCAGCGGAAATCGTATTGAACAACAACGTAGGTCCAGACGAAATCTTCATCATCGACGCTAACAGAGCGGAAATCAAACCGTTACAAGGTCGTGGATTCTCTCACCAATTCTTAGGCGCTAAAGGCGACTACAACGAAGGTCAAATCGTAGGCGAATACACGCTTGTATTGAAACAAGAGCAAGCTCACGCACGCATCAAAGGCTTGAAATAATCGGAGCAATGGCGGTCTAGCGCCGCCTAACTTCGAATTATTAACGAAAGGGTGACGGAATTGGCAAAATACACATCGCGCTACCTGGAGCTAGGCTTTTATGTAGGCGGAGATCTGAAACGCTTTAGCAACGGACACTATGAAACAACGAACAAAGACGAACTGGCCGTACTCGATACGCTATCAGACGTTAAAAAAGAAGCGGAAGAAAAGCCGGCAGCAGCACCAAAGCGGAAAATGACGAAGGAGGCGTAAACTAATGGACGTAATCGAATGGAATCTCGGCGAGGCGTTAGATTACGTCAAGTTTAACGCTGTCGATAACGAGGATTATTTAGAATGTGACGCAGACACACAGATCAAATATTTAAACGTAGCTCACCGCACTCTCACACGCAAATATAAAGGGTTAGTTATTCCGAATAACGCCGTTTACTTATTTGCAGCAGTGCTCGGCTACTCGTTTAATGATACGAATAAGATGCAGCAGCAAGGCGTTGCGAGCTCTAGCGTTAAAGGTATTAGCATCACGTTTAAGGACTGGGCGAAAAAGGGGCTAGACGCGTTAATTCCGGACGAGGTTCTCGACTTGATTAACGATGAAAACGGTACGAACCTCACAACTGGCGCAGTCATAAAGTGGGTGACGTTGTAATGGCGATTATCGCATTAAAGCAACGCGTAATGATTGAGCACTCAATCCCTAACGAATGGGGCGAAGAATTGCTCGAAGAGCCAATCGAATATAAGGCGCGAGTAGACGAAAGCTCGACGCTCGTAAGGAATAGGCAAGGTGAAGAAGTCGTATCAGCAACGCGAATACTATTAGGTAAATTGGCGGACGTGCAATACGACGATTACGTAACCTATACGGACGAGCTAGGGCGGACGATACGCGAGAAGCCGATTAAGATTGGTGTCACGCGCAACATCGCAGGCAAGCCGGAACTAACGGAGGTGCATCTATAATGGCCGGAAACTTTTCGCTAGACATGTCGAAGCTAGAAGGCGCTATATTGCGCGCAGAAAATGAAACAAACAAAGGCGTTAAGCGTGGTCTAGTCGCTATTAAAAACGACTGGGTTGCGAATTCCGTCGATGTGGCTCCGATTGATACCGGAAACTTGCGTAAGCAGATTAGCGGACAAATTGACGAGTTAAGCGTCATGGTTGACGCCGATGCCACTCGCGGAGATTTTAACTACGGTTATTATATTCACGAAGTTCGCGGCAATAAGTTCATAGACGATGCACTCGACGAAGCTAAAGCACAAGCAACGCTAGAGCGCGAAGTCACAAGAGCAATACGTGAGGCGGGATTCTAATGGCTATTAAAAACGAAATTACGACGCTAAAAAACGTGGTCAGTCCGTTATTGCCTGGCGCTATTTATACGCTACAGTCCGCACCTAAGACACCTACTGCGAATCATGTACAAATCGAGGCCATGCCGCAGACAATCGGCAATACGGAGACGCGTTTCCATTACGCAAACGATCGAACATTCCGTATTGTAATTTACGGCAAAAGCGGTTTAGACGTAGTAACAAAAGCGGAGGCAGTCGGTGAGACGCTTGCTAACGCTATAAAAATAAAGATCGACGAAGAGCCCGGCTATATGACGCTAGGCTCTTTTAGTTTGTCCGAAACTTTCGAGACGTCCACGGCGGGCATCTTTGCCGTTATCGGCTTATTGCCGGCGACTGTACGCAAGGACCGTCCGCAAGAGGAGTACGACAAGATTACGGATGTTCAAACAGACATCACACCGAAAGGAGACGGTAATTAGTGGCAGGAGGAACATGGACAGGCACGGAACAAAAGATCCGCCCAGGCATTTATATCAACTTCGTAGAGGCAGCTATTGCGCAAATCACTGGCGGAGCTCGCGGCGTTGTCGGCATGCCTATTTTTAATTACGCAGGCACAGCGGAGGCTGGCAAGTTTTATACGATTGAGGACGAAAAAGAAGCGAAGGAAATCTTCGGAAGTGCTGGCGCAGAACCGATTTTACGAGTTTTAAGTGGAGGCGCTAAAGAAGTTCTAGCTTACGCAGCACCAAGCGCAGAGACACCGGATTACACGACTATCCGTGATGAGTACGAGGCACGCGACTTCAACGTGTTTGTTTACCCGGAAGAAGTAGACCCAGCAGAGCAAGATGCCGCAAGATCGTGGACTATCCGCAATCGTAACGAGGGCAAGCACTTCACGCTTGTAGTCGGAGGCACGTCAGAAGAGGACCAGGACGTTAAAGTCGGCAATGCTCGCTCGGTTCGCTTGAAAGACGATTACGTAGTTAATCTGATTAACGGCGTCGTGCTAGCGAATGGCTCGGAATTACATTCCGGCAAGTATGCGGCTTATATCGCGGGACTTATCGCAGGCACACCGATTAACAAAGCGATTACTTACGTTGAGCTTCCAGTTGTTGACGTAAACAAACGCTTTAAGAATAGCGAAGTTGAATCAGCATTGATTAGCGGTTCCCTTGTTTTAGTGAATGACGGACGCAAAGTGAAAGTCGAGCAAGGCGTAACAACGGACTCAAATGAACAGAAGCGTGGCAAGATTCGGGCTACTCGCGCTAGACAAGCGGTTGCTACAGATATTGCGTTTACAGCAACAGACAACTTTATCGGCAAAATCGACAACAACGCAGACGGACAAGCGGCGCTAATTAGTGCAGTTAAGGCGTACTTAGAAACGCTAGAGAACGAAAACGTGCTAACTGATCCCGACGTCGTGTTGGACCCGAACTTTAAAAGCGTAGGCGACAGCGTGTACTTGGCGGTTAGCTACGTTGAAACAGATAGCATGGAACGCATTTTCTTTACTATTAACGTCTAATGACGAAAGGATGACGAATAGATGGCGGGATTAGATCCAACAAAAACGATAGACGGCACATGGGGCACGGTTTATCACAACGGCGTTTGGTTGACTAGCGTTAAAAAAGTCGAAGCCAAAGTAGAAGTCGGCAAGGAAGAAATCAAAACGGCCGGTACGCGTTGGGTAGGTTACAAAACTACTTCGCTAACAGGTACGGGCTCAATCGGCATGTACAAAGTTAGTTCCGAGTGGATTCGCGCAATCGGTAGAATCTCGGATGACAAAACGGCTCCGTTTGTTACCGAATTAATCGTAAAACTAGATGATCCAGGAGTGGACGGTACAGAGCGAGTTCGCTTGAAAGGCGTACAGTTCGACACTATCCCACTTGCTAACTACGAAGTGGGCGCTATGGTTGAGGACGAGCTTAACTTTACTTTTACTGGCTACGAATTGTTAGACGCATTGGTATAAACAAACCGGCGGGCTTTCCCGCCTTTTCTTTTAAATTCGAGGAGGGCTATAAATGACAAACTTATTAGATGCTTTATTAAATGCAGACGCAAATGAGACGAAAGAAATTAAACTTAACAGACTTGGAACGACTGTCACAGTTAAGGAAATCACACTACAACAATTCAACGAAGCAAAAGAGGCGTCTGTCTCAACCGTAGGTAAAGGTAAAAAAGCGAAGCAACACATAAACGAGGCGAAGATGGGGGCGGTTATCGTTCGCTATGGCGTAGTGGATAGTCCGTTTGAAAACGAGAGCCTCATGGTTAAAGTGGGCGCTATGGATCCGTTGGAGTGCGTAGAAAAGACGTTAAAAGTTGGCGAAATTATGACGTTAATGGGTGCAATCTTGGAACTTAGTGGTTTCGGTGAAGATGGCGAAGTATCCGCAGATTTAATCGAAGATGCAAAAAACTAATTAAGTCCGGCGGCGAAGCTATGATATTGCACTATATATGGCGCGATAAAAGCGTAGAGCCGGACATCATTTATGGTAAAACGCCAAAGCAAAAGGCATTTATATACGCATCAACACTCCTCGAAATGGAAGAAAAGGCGAGAAGGGCTGCCGACAACTAACCGAGAAAGGAGGAAACTAATTGGCGATAAACTTACGGGCGATACTTAGTTTACAAGACAACATGAGCGGACGCCTTTCCCGTATCAACGCGCAAATGGAGCGTACAAGTCGTCACGCTAACCGAGTAACATCGTCAGTCGGGTCAATGGGCACTAAGATGGCGGGCTTCGTAGGCTTTGCCGGAGTGGCGATGGGCTTAAAAGCGTCAGTATCGCTTATGGCCGACTTTGATTCAGCTATGCGTAAAGCTGGCGCCATTGCAGGCGCAAGTAAGACGGAGCTGGCGGAAATGGGTGAAGTGGCGAAAAAGCTCGGCGCTGATACGAGTAAATCGGCAACGGAAGTAGCAACCGCCATGACCGAACTGGCTGCGAAAGGTTTCGACGCACAGCAAGTTATGAAAGCTATGCCCGGAATTATCTCCGCATCCGAAGCGTCCGGCGAGGACTTAGCGCTTACCTCTGATACCGTAGCGAGCGCATTGAACATATGGAAGATGAAAGCCGAAGAATCTTCGCACGTTGCGGACGTTCTCGCAATGGCAGCGAATAAGACGGCAGCAGGAATTACCGATATGCAATACGCATTTAAATATGCCGGAGCACCTGCGAAAGCACTCGGAATGTCGCTCGAAGAAGTTTCGGCAGCAGTCGGTTTGATTACTAACGCCGGAATTGACGGATCGACAGCTGGTACGTCCTTACGACAAGGTCTTTCTAAGCTCGTTAGTCCGACAAATCAAGCGCAGAAAGCAATGGATAAAATCGGTTTTAGTGCAACGGATTCAAACGGCAAGATTAAGAGCATGGTCGGAATTGTAAGCTCGTTACAAGGCGCTTTGAAAGGTATGGATAAAGGTCAAAAGATTACGTTCTTAAAGAGCGTAGTTGGTCTCGAACCATTATCCGCATTTCTATCGTTAGTTGACGCAGGGCCGGAGAAGCTCGGCAAGCTACAAAAGTCGCTAGAGAACTCGGACGGTGCGGCCAAGAAAGCCGGAGATCAAATGAAAGCGGGCATCGGCGGAGCACTCGAACAGGCTAGTGGCGCAATTGAGACGTTTATGATTAACGTCGGAGACCGATTCGCTCCGGCCATCATGGACATTGCGAATAAAATAGCCGACGCAGACATCACGCCTTTTGTTGACGCAATTGGAAAAATCGGAGATAAGGCGAAAGAAGTTGCGGAATACGTTATCGAAAACTGGGGACTAATCAAAGAATCTATTATCACGGCAGGCACGGCGTTTATTGCGTTCAAAGCCGCAATGGCAGGCGCTACTATTATCATGACCGTAACTAAAATGGTGAAGGCGTATCGTCTAGCAAACCAAGCCGCAACAGTGACGCAAACAATCTTTAACGGTGTGCTACTCGCCAATCCAGTAGGCCTTGTCGTTATTGCAATCGCCGGTCTTATCGCGATTATCGTAACGCTAGTTCGTAACTGGGACACGGTGAAAAAGAAAACGGTTGAGTTTTGGAAAGCAATCGGTGGTGGTGTCGGGGCTATTCGCATTGTTACCGGTCCACTTGGCATATTGATCGGTGCGGCGGTCGATCTAGCGCGAAACTGGGATAGCACGAAATCTGTTTGGGAAAACGTGTGGGGCGCTATCAAGCGTTCGGCTGCGGATTCTGTAAACTCCGTTATCGGCGGAATAAATACGATGATTGAAACGATTAACAAACTACCTGGCGTTAACATTCCGGTCATTGCGAAAGTTGACTGGGGAAGCAGTCCGACAGCGCCAGCGAAGGCCCTTAACAAGAAGGCGCCGAAACTCGGTAGCCTTGTGAACTATGCGCCGAAGCCTAGCGTAACTAAAGCAACGCAAACGGTGGCGGGCGCTGCTAAACCTACGCCGAATTTAAACCTCGGCTATAGCTTGCCAGGTCATAAAGGCGGACTTGATCGCGTGCCGTATGACGGATATGTAGCGAGGCTGCACGAAGGCGAACGAATTTTAACACGTGATGAGGCGAAGAAGTCCGATGACACTGGCGTTTTAATTACGGGCAATACGTTTAATGTTCGACAGGAAAGCGACGTTAAAAAGATTGCGAAAGAATTAGCGACGTTAATAGTACAAGCGAGAGGAGCTGGCGTATAGGTGGCCGTTGTATTTAAATCAAAGCGAAATAGTATGAACGTGTATTTAAAATACTCAAAAAAAGATAAGATACGATTCCCGGTTACGCCAGCCGAAATCGAGCTCGAATCACCTTACGGAGTTAATCGCATAGGTGTGGCGCATAAGGGTGAGGTAACAGTCGCAGGCTATCGCCAACTTAAATCGGTTACGCTATCGTCATTCTTTCCGAAGCATTACAATCCGACATACTGCGGATATAAAGGATTTAAAAGCCCGGAATATTACCGGCATAAAATCGAAAAGTGGCGTGATAAGCGTAAACCTATCCGCCTTGTTATTACGCAGTTGAATATCAGCATGGAGTTTCTAATCGAAGAATTTACGTGGCGGGCGGAGGCTGGAAGTCCAGGAGATTTATTTTTCGAAATCAAACTGACGCAATACAAGCAACCGCCAAGCACTAAAATTAAGAAGAAAAAGAAGAAATCTGACGGTAAAAAAGGTACTCGCCCGAAAAAGACTGGCGAAAAGACCGTAACAAAGAATACAAACTACACCGTAAAGCAAGGCGATAGTCTTTCGCTAATTGCCAAAAAATACTACGGAGATGTAACGAAGTGGCGAAAGATTTACAACTACACACCTAATCGAAAAGTAATCGGAGCCAATCCGAATAAAATAAAAGCTGGGCAAAAGTTGGTGATTCCGAAATGACGCAAATAAGTCTGTACTGTTCAGTCGGTAAAGAACTTCATAAATTGGACGGTCTTTGGACATCGGTAACTTGGAGTGGAGAAACTACAGCAGCACCTCGTAGATTAGAGTTTACGATGAACAACACATCGAATGGAAAAACACGTATCATTAAGCCGGCAAATGGTGCATTGGTTCGTATGAAAAGGACGCGGGACGGTGTCGAGCTATTCCGCGGCTACTTATTTAAGAAGTCTATAAATGCCGATGGATCGGCGTCTTATCTCGCATACGATCCGCTCATATACCTTACGAAGTCGAAAACGTCTGCCACTTTTAAAGCGAAAAAGGCGTCCGACATCGTAGCTATTATCGCCAAGAAATTCGGCATTTCCGTTGGCTCTATAGCAGATACGAAAGTTAAGCTGGATAAGATGATATTCCGGGACAAGTCGCCCTACGAAATCATCACCGTTGCTTTAACGGAAACGCGGAGAGCGGGCGGCAGTCGTTTTATTCTTTCGGCGTCAAAAGGTAAGCTCACGCTAAAAAAGATTGAGACCGGAAAATTCAAGTATAAAGTAACGTCTAGCACGAATATGCAAAGCGCAGAATACTCGGAATCAATCGAGGAGCGAAAAACGCAAGTTATGTTGACAGGCGGAGATGCTACGAGATTCACGAATAAAGCGGTAGTAAAGAGCAACGATGCCATCAAGAAGTACGGCGTCATGCAATACTATGCTAATAAAACGACGAAGGACAAGGCGAAGTTGAAGAAGTTGGCGGACGAATTGCTAAAGCGCGTCAATAGTTCAGATTCGGAATTTACCGTAAATGTTATCGGAAATATCGGCTTCAAAGCTGGACGTCGTATATACGTAGATGAGCCGATGTCTAGTCGTAAAGGTTTATTCTACATCACTTCCGATTCGCACAACTTTAACGCAGATGGAACGCATACCGCAGAATTGTCGCTAAGTCGCAAAATCGAACTACCTTCGGAATCATACGAAGCGCCATCGGAGCCCGCAACTAAGCAATATATAAGTAAATCCGGCAAGTATGCAGCAGTTGATTATCAAACCGGATGGAAGGCGACTTGCTACGCATACCAACTCGGAGGAATTAACGGATCGAAAGCTGGCATCACAGCGTCCGGCACGAAAGTTAAAGAAGGGCGCACAATTGCGGTCGATCCGAGAGTTATTCCGCTAGGCTCTATCGTGGCGGTTTACTCGTCAACAAAGCCGAAGTATTCCGGTCTTTATTTAGCGGAGGACACTGGCGGAGCAATCAAGGGCAAGCACATAGACATCGCAGTCACGCCGTCCAATATAAAAGACTTCGGAACTCGAACGCTTTCCGTGGCGATTATCAAACGAGGCACAGGCGCAGCAGATGCGAGAGCGAAGGCGGCTAATTGGTCTAAGGAAGTTTCGAAAATCAATGCCGCACAAAAGGCGAAAGTAAACGCGAGTATTACGAAAGTTAGCAATAGCTCCCAAGTATCAAAGGTTGTTACTTTCGCGCGTTCCTTTAAAGGCAAGCTGGCGTATGTGCTTGGCGGTAAGAATATCGGAAGCGGTCGCGGTGATTGCTCCGGATTCTCATATCATTGCTACAAAGCGATTGGCGTTAATATCGGACAGGGAACGATTAACCAAGTTAAGAAAGGAACGCCGGTCAGTCGTAACAACGCGAGAGCGGGCGACCTCGTATTCTTCCAGGGCACTTATCGTCCAGGCGTTTCGCACGTCGGCATCGTAACAAGGCCGGGCTATTGCGTTAGTTTAAATGGCTCCGGATGCACCGAGCACAGTTATACGTCAGGCTATTGGGGCTCGCATTATATGACGATTAGGAGGGTTTTATAATTGGCGGTTAAAAGATACGACAGCACCGAAATGGAAGGCGGAGGCATCGCCCGACTAACGCAAGCTATCGCAATGGTCGGCTACAACAAAGATTTACGCATAGAGACGGGCACCGTCAATCAAGCGCCTCCTAGTCTTGAAATCGAGCTAGACGACGGTATAGTACTCGAAGCTGACGACGTAACAATCGCGCAGCACATCACACAATACAAACTGAAAATAAACGGAGTGGACGCTACTATCGACAACGCACTAAAAGTCGGTGATCGCGTTCTTTTAATTTCCGATGATGAGACGGATCAATATTTCGTAATCGACAGGGTGGTGACTTACGATGTTTCCGAATGATGACGAACTTTTAACGGACGAAGAAGTAGACGCTTTGCTTGGCGACGAGGACGCAGCCGACGCACTCGAAGATGATGAGCTCGACGATGGCGCATCACTAGACGAAGAGACGGGCGACATTACGGAAGAATTGGCGACAGCTAGGACGTATGCAATCGACTTCGCTACCGGCAAGATTGGCGGCTTTGTCGACGAAGAGGACGCCTTGCGCCAGTTCATCGTTAAGGCTTTATTGACACCGCGCTCGGAGCACGCGATCTATACGGATGACTACGGCTCGGAAATCGAGGATCTTATCGCGGAGCAAGAAGGGCAGGAATATAACGAAGCTGAATTACCACGCATCATAACGGAAGCCCTCGAAGATGACGACCGCATTGTTAGCGTAGATGACGTAACCGTCGAATTTATCGGCGATCAAGCGAATGTAGTCGTAACGGTTTCGTCCATTTACGGAGAAATAACGGAGGAGGTGACGTTGATTGTCTGAATTATATAGCACGCAGACCGCCGAGGAATTGCTTGACGAAATGAAGGCGAATGTCCGTGATGACGTCGACAAGCGTGAAGGCTCGATTGTTCACGATATGCTAGCGCCGAGTGCGCAGCGTTGGGAGCTCGCTAACTTCGTGCTTGACGCTATACTCGACTTATCATTCATTGATACAGCGGAAGGCGTGTACGTTGATAAGCGCGCAGAAGAGCAAGGCATTACGCGAAAGCCAGCAGAGCTTGCGAAAGGCTTCGTAACTGTGACCGGCACGCCAGGCGTAGAGATTCCGGAAGGCTTCCTATTCATGACGGAGAGCGGTCTCGAATTTACTACCGACGACATTGCGACGATTGGCGAAGATGGTACGGCGGTAATCGCTTGCACATCGGTTGACGGTGATTACGATTACAACGTCGAAGCAGGCGCCATTAAAGCGTATGAGGTGACGGACTTAGAAATCACAGGCGCTACTAACGCCGAACCATTTAGCGGAGCCATACCGCAAGAGACGGACGACGAGCTAAAAGCGCGCTATCTTTTGAAGGTACGTAATCCAGTAAGCTCCGGCAATATTTATCACTATCAAACGTGGGCGCTCGAAGTGTCCGGCATTGCAAGTGCGAAAGTATTTCCGCTATGGGAAGGTCCCGGCACGGTTAAGGTCGTTGTCGCTGGCGTAAATGGACGAGCACCTAGCGCTGAAATATTGCAGAACGCGCAGGAATACATCGAGTTACAACGTCCGATTGGCGCAAGTGTGACCGTTATCGGCATCGAAGAGTTACCACTATCTATTAGCGCAGTGCTTGAATTGCGAGAAGGCGTTCAAGTTACGGACGTACAGGCGGCTATCGAGCTTTCATTAAGCGAATACCTAACGCATGCAATCGAAGAGGAAATCGTTCGTATCAACCGCGTAGGTGACGCAATACGAGCGGTCGATGGCGTGCTCGACGCTACTAACTTGCAAATTAACGGAGGCACGACGAATATTACGCTAACCGGCGATCAATCCGCCTACATTAGCGAGGTGGTTCTCACATGAAGCCTCGCGATATGATTTTAGAATTGCCCGTCTACTACCGCGAAAGTCCGGAAGCTAACGCCATTGTAGACGGTCACACTTACGCAGATGAGCGCTTTAAGGCGAGTGCTGACGACTTGCTTGCGCAGAATTTCATAAGCACGGCGACGTGGGGCTTAGACGCATGGGAACGCGTATACGGCATTAAAGTGGCGCCGAGCAAGCCGATTGACGAAAGGCGCTACGTTTTGCTGGCGCGTATACGAGGTTCGGGCGTGCTGACCGTATCGAAATTGAAAGAAGTAGCGGAAGCCTTCTACGGCGGTTCGGTAGCCGTGACGGAGGATAGCGCTAATTACCGCATAACGGTCAAGTTTAACTCGAATTTAGGTGTGCCACCGAATCTAGGCGATGTTAAGGCGGCGATAGGCGAACTTATACCGGCTCACATTGCGGTCGAGTATGCGTACAGCTACTTGCTAATTCGTGACGTTAGCGCCATGACACTTAGCGGAATCGAAAAACAAGCGCTCAACCAATTTGCAGGCGGTTCATAAAACGAAAGGAAGGCGATTAGATGGCGAGCAATACGAATCGGCTCGGACTATTAAAGAAAGATCCGGTAGCTGACGGAAATGATACGTTTAATATCAAGACGATGCTCAACGATAACTGGGATAAGATTGACGCGAAGGTAGCGACGCTCGGTCCGGACGGAAAGGTGCCAGCGGAACAATTAAGTGTAGCATTTCCTCCCGATGCAACTACGTCACAAAAAGGTGTTGTTATGTTAGACGACAGTACGTCGAGCGCGTCTACTGCGAAAGCAGCAACAGCTAATAGCGTTAAAAGCGTCAACGATTCACTGGCTTCTCATAGCACAGATTTAGTTACTCATGGAGTTTATGGCACAGCCAGTGGGACGAATACCCTTACAATGACCCTCGGTAATGTGCCAGCTTATGTTGAGGGCATGCTTGTTGCCTTTAAAAATACTACCGCAAATACTGGCGCAGCTACACTAAACATTAACACACTGGGCGCTAAATCAATAAAGAAGGCAAATGGAAACACACTCACCAGTGGAAGTTTAAAAGCGGGAGGTATATACCAACTTCGTTATGACGGATCAAATTTTATCTTGTTGGGTGAAGGGGGTGAGTATGGTACCGCAACAGCTTTACAAGTTTTGAAGGGGTATACGGTAGGGACTGAGAACGGAATTGTTAACGGTTTGGCGAGTGGCGATCCTGTAAATACTTTTTTCGCCGGAAACACATGGATAGCAGCAAGCGCTGTTTCAGGTTCACAAGGAGGACCTACAGTACCGACTAAAAGAGGCGAAATAAAAGTAAATAAGTCAGGAGTAATACGTGTATCGTTTGAACTTGCCGGTCAAACTACCTCAAGTTATGCATATGGCCAAATATATAAAAATGGAGTAGCTGTAGGCGTTCAGAGAAGTACTAATAGTCCACAGCCCTCATATATCACATATACGGAAGATATCACAGTAACTGAAGGTGATTTGATTCAATTGTACGTATGGCAAAGTTCAAGTTATTATGTTTATGCCCAAAATTTTAAAATAGGGATGGGAAATACATTTCCTTATTGCACCGTTACTTTATAGGAGGTTAGACATGATATTAAAAGTTCAGTTCACAGATAGCAAAGATAGGCAAGAAAAAATAAACTCCAACAGAGACAAAATTTTGATTGAAGAACAAAATATATCGGACGGGAATTTTCTTATTTTTTCTGACGTAAAACCTTTTGAAGAACAAGTTCTACATCTGCAACGGGATAATGTTGTTCTAATGGACGCACTCGCGACTACCTTTGAGGAAATTCTTAATTTACAAGAACAAGTTGCAAATTTACGTGGAGGTACTGTTTAATGGTTGAATTATATGTAAGGTTATTAAATGAAGGTAAGAGAACAATTAAGCAAGTTCCTTCTCAATATCAAGAAGAAGTGCTGGCGAAATTGAATGTTTAAATTTATTATCAAAATAATATTCGGAGGTATGGGAATGGTAGATTTATACGTAGCTTTAATTATAAATAAAAGAAGAACAATTGAACAAGTGCCTGCACAATTTAGAGATCCAGTAATGGCAGATTTAACTGCGTTAGGTTTAGACGGCAATGGTAATCCAATAGAAGTGTAATAGGTATTAGGAAACTTACAGTAAATGGAGGTACAACGTGATAAAAACAACAGTAGAAACACCATTACTCGATACGCATGAAGTCCGCATCACCACGTTAGAAAGCCGTGTCGACACGCTCGAACGCAATCACAGCGACTTAAAGCTGACGATTATGGAGGAGAACCGCGACACGCGTAAGTTCATGCAATCGCTAATCGAGCGCCAATTTGCGGACGAAAGCGCAGACCGGGTGCGTGAAGATGATATACGGAAGGCTCGCGCGGTTGCTCTAAAAGACATCGGACTTGCCGTATTCGGGGCTGGCGGTCTGATTTACGGCGTTATCGAGCTATTCGTAAAATAAAGAAAGGAAGGCGTTAATATGCGCATCAATTATAAATACGTAATCGGCGCCCTAGCTGCATTGATAGGCGCCCTTTTTACGTACTACGGAATAACGGCGGATTCACTCACAACGTGGACTGCCGTTTTTAATTTGGCGAAGAACGCACTCGCAAATCCGGCTGTCTTAATAGCGGCTGCCGGCGCTGTGTGCGCTTATATTGCGAATACTAAACGAAAGGACGGCGATTTTTAATGGCGTCATATAAAACGGATTATATCGCAGTCAATCAATACACGCGGCCGGGCTTAAAGCTATCGAAAGTCTCCGGCATTGTTATGCATTACACGGCAAGCCCTGGAGGGACAGCAGCGAATCATAAGGCGTACTTCGGCAGAGGCGCAGACGGTCGCTATGCTGGCGCTCACCTTTTCGTAGATAAGAACGAGGCACTTTGCATTATTCCGCTAAGTGAAGTCGCTTATCATGCGAATGAGAAGGCATGCAAAATCGCCAAGCTAAAAGGGAAGTCCGGCTCGTATTACGGTGATGCGAATTGTATGGCAATCGGCATCGAAATGTGTATCGAAAAGGACGGTAGCATTGCGTCAGCTACGTTTAACCGCAGTGTTGACGTTGTGGCGGAGCTATGCAAGAAATACGGACTTACTAGCGCGGACATATATCGCCACTATGACGTAACGGGCAAGAACTGTCCGGCGCTGTGGGTAGCGCAACCTGGCGAATTTACTCGCTTTAAAAAGGCGGTAGATGCGAAGCTAAAAGGCGGAGATGTAGCGCAAGTGAAGTCGGCAAGCGCAATCTCAACGAAAGCGACCGGCACAATTAAGGTGCTTGTCAATTCGCTTAACTATTACGATGGTCCTCGATGGACTAAATCGGTCGGCACCGTGAAGAAAGGCGAGGTATTTACGGTAGTTGCGAAAGTGAAAGTGGATGGCGCTTATCAGTACAAGCTAAAATCGGGTACGTACATCACCGCATCAAGTAAATACGTTAAGTTTACAGCTAAATAGAACGCAAATAAACCGCTAGGCTATCGCAGCCCGGCGGTCTTATTTTATTTCTATATATCTAAAAATATATCCATAAGTTGTTTTTCTATTCCCATTAAGTACACTTCCTATGTGAGTATCCGAGATACCTAAAGTATTTGCGACTTGCCTTCTGTTATTCCCTGTAAATAACACTTCCCCTGTTTTAGCGTTAACAACTTCGAATTCTTTAGTGTGTATAACTTTATTGTTTTCTTGCTCTTGTATCGTTTTCCACACGCAATTTTCTTTTGTATAATCACCGTCAACATTAACCCTGTCGATTGTTGTGTTTTTCTCTCCGTGCAATCTACTGTGCTCTAGGTAGCTTTCATACATATCATTTTTGAATTCCATAAAATCAGAATTCCAACTCTCCGAAATACCTATACCTCTGCCGCCATAGTTCTTGTATTTCTTATCTTTTGGGTTTGATACTCTTGATTTCATGTGGTGGTAAATGTCATAAAATCTTGTATCTGTCATGCCATGTTTCGTTCTCGTATCCCTTAGCCTGTTTTCAGAGTAACAACCGCAGCTCTTATTTTTATTTCTTTTGTTTAACAGAGAGGACCTCTCTCTAACAAATTCCTTCCCGCAATCACAACGGCAATTCCAGTAATACTTACTATTTTTCCCTTTTTCGACTTTTTTGTTAAAGGATAGTACTAATATCTTGTCGAATTTCTTTCCAGTTAAATCATTAAATTTCATAAATTACCACCTCCAAATTCATTATAATGTATAATGGAGGTAAGGTAAAGTTAAAGATACAGCTAAACGGTTATTTTTTGTAACTCATTCCAAGCACGGCCATACATGCGTGCGTGACGTTTCGTTAAGAACGAATTGTCGTATGAACTCTTTGCTGGTGGCGCCATCTTACATATGAATGCCGGCTGTAATTCGCCATTTGCTCTAACACTGACTATTGCGTGGTGAGCCGGTATCCTGTATGCGTCATCTAGAGGGATAGTGTCCTCGAAACGGTGCTTTGATAAGTCGAATGTCCGCGTGTGGTCGTTCGTGAATAGGAATTGCTGTACGCCACCGCCTTGCAGGTTTTCCTGTAAGCTCGCCGATAGTTTATTCCAGTGGTGAAACGCATATAGCGCGCCTAACCGTTCCTTTCGCCCTTCCGTACCGATACGCCCCATCAACTTCGAAAGCCCTTCGCTCTCATATTGCTCCGGCTCATTGAATACCATAAAGCAACCGTTTGCCTGTTCGTCTTTGCTCATAAGCATACGCGTCATAAACGTTTTAAGCGTAATCCAGTGGACCAACGTCTTAACCGCTTGCTCGCCGAGTCCACGTCCGTTAGGCACTCGCAATATAATCACCTTGCCATCCGCCATCCATTTGCGGAAATCTACGCTAGCAAGCGGAGCCTGTGCGAATATATCGAATAGGCGATCGTTGCCGAAAAAGCGGTTAAGCCGGTTAATAATAGCATCACACTTGGCGCCAATCTTATCATTATCGCCCCACGACATTAAGTCGCTAGCCAAGCGTAGGCGACCGTCCTTTTGCGCTTGGATAATGCAATCGGCGCGGAAATCCTCATCTTCGATGATGCGCTTAATATTGTAGAGACTGCCACCACTCGCCTTCGCCGCATCCGTCAAGTAGCGCTCCGACCGATTGAGCCCGCTAATCTGCATAAAGTCGATCATCTCGTCAGCAAAGCGTGAGGCTCCGTTGCGTCCAAGCGCTTCGACTACTTCCGTAAGGTCCATCGGCGGCACAAAGTCGTCATCGTTCATATTCAAGTCGATAATGTTTTCAGGCGGAATTGCATCGCGTATGCCGTCCGCCATGCCACGCTCGCCCTCCTCAACTATTGCGTCAATCACAACGAAGCTAATGCCGTGGCGGATATTGCCGTCGATAATCCAATTCTTGATTGCTGTGTCTTTTCCGGTTCCCTGTCCGCCGATGAACGTATAGCCACGATATAAATTATCCGCATTATTCACCGGCATAAATACGTCAATCTTCTCGTCTTTGACTTCCGCCTTGCCGAGATAGATGCCATTCTTATCACGCATTACTTGCGGAATATTGACTTCCGGACGTTTCTTCACGTTAAGCTCATCGCCATACTTGCGCTGTAGTTCCTTATTCGGCATCATGAGCGCGAGCTTCGCCATCTCATCGGTTGATATGCGATTGACATTCGGGTCAAGGCGCGTTGCCTTCGATAGCTTTAGCGTATTGAGTTCGTCGATGACCGTCTTAGCACGTGCGCCCGTAACCTTAAAGCCGTGAAGCTCGTTAGTCTCCGTCAAGTCTTGCGTGGCCAGTGCGAGTGTTTCCGCCATTGTGTCGCGAGTTAGGCGGTCGGGGGAATGCGATGCTATGCGGATATGTGAGCGAAAGACTGGCAGATTTCCTTTTGCGCGATCAAGGCGAGTGGTACCGATTTCATCTTCGAGCGAGTACGCTTTTGTGATTAGTGGAGCCTTTGCGCTTTTCTTCGTATCTTTAAAGAATACGTTAGACACGCCTTCGAAAACGTCCTCTAGTATCGAATGAACCTCGTTAACAAGCGCGCCAATTCCGATCTTTAATGCGTTACCTATTCGCTTACCACTAATGGCTGCGCGTTGCGGAACCTTGCCCTTTTGCGCCTTCTCATACGCCCACTGTGCGGACTTTACCCACTTATTGCGGTTTTCTGCGTAATTGCAGACGCTTAATCGTGCCGTGTCACCGTCATAAACTAAATCGTCAACCGTTGCCAGTACGTTTGCTATCGGCGTCTTGACGTCATGCGTATTCGTATCTAGCGTAAATATGTCGTGTTTTAAGTATCGCAGCTCTTGCACTAGCGTATTTTCCGCTGGCATATGTAATTCGTCGATCGTTGCTTCGGTAAATGTAACGGCCATTTTATTCTCAATCTTGCGCTTTAGTTTCTTCGCTTGATATGCGCTAGTGGCTACGTAAAAATCAATCTGACGACGACCGTCTACTTGGCGGAAAATAACGTCGAACCAAAAGGCGTCCTGTTCGCGTAAGGTCAGCTTGAAGCCATCGCGTTCAAGGCGAGTTTGTGGCGCCTCATACATTTCGTACATCTTATATAGCGCTCGCCATAAGCGCTTGTTATTGTTCGCTACGTCTGCGTGAGGTGTCAGCTTATAGACGACCATTTCGTTAGGCTTATACGTGATTAGTGACATTTAGACCGCCTCCAATATGCAGATAGATACGAAGTAAATACCGCTATAAACGCCAATCGGCTTTAAGATGCTACGGCCAAATAGCGAGCTTACCATTACAAAGGCGCCAGTCATTAGCGCACCATAACCGCAAAGCTCCGGCAAGAATTGGATGAACCAATGGAATGCGTCGGATGCGAGCTCCTTAAACGTACCTACCGCCATTTCGTGGAAATATTCGTTCATTTTCTCTTTAATCATATACAGCGCCTCCTATATCGTTTTTAGTATTTCGAGCAAGTCGTTCGCATGACGAATAATCAAATAGCCGGATGCCGCACCGATAACAAGCTCGATGCCTTTCGACCGATTGCCGAGCATCCACGAAGCGCCTGCGAATATGGTCACGAATACAAACAGATAGTCAGCGCCAGTCAAGAACATGTCGCGAATCCTCGTAAACGTATCGCTCGCTGCAAATGCGTAGACTGGCGTAAGTAAAGTCGCAAGGGGAAAACTCCACGGTATTAATCTATAAGGCGTCCACTTGCTCGCCCTACTTTCGTTCATAATGCGTCTAACATTCGTCAAATTCGGATTAACATAGTCGGCCTTTAAAAAGTCGTATGCCGGATTGACAATCATCTTTCCACTCCTTCGGTATAATTTCGTCGAGCTTCGCTAATACTAATGGAAACAAATCGAAAGGGGCGTTACACATGCCAATATTAATCGGACTTGGAATCGGCGCTACGTTTGGCTTCCTTGCTAATATCCTCGCTGCCATTTAATAAACGCTCTAGTTTCGATTGTGGACGTTGTGCCGGCGTATCTTTTGCGGTAATAGCGATGTCATCTAAGATTAACTTCTTCACATAACCGCTAAAATTACGCCGTTTGACGTGCTCTAAGATGCGTTGATCGTTCGGATTATTCGTATTAAACGATACGGACTTCGGAAACTTTTTACCCATACGTTAATCAACTCCTCATGCCCGCTATTAGCGCTTAGTGCGTAAAAAATGGCGGGCTTTATTCCGCCATAAATAGGGTGAAAGCTAATAGCGCTTTTGCTATCTAGCTTATGATGCATACGCGCAAATGTTGCATGATTCGACTAAAAAAGACCGGGCAAATTTTCGCCTAGTCTTTTATAATTCGTTTGATACGTTTTGATCATTTAAGTCGCAGCGCTCTCGCAGCTTATTTACAAACGAAAGGTTGCCGGTAAGCGTAGAATCTTCGTATTGAAGAAACACATCTTCGCCCTCTTTCGAAGTGTACGCGATTACCGTAATGAACTTAATATCCGTCTTTTCCTTCTTAGTTATACCGCTCACTGCGCCAACAATTGCGCCAGCGCCTCCGAATAATAGACCGCCTGCGATTGCACGACCTATTGGCGACTTGCTAACGGCAATCTTTTGAAAGTCCGTTGTATATGCGATGTCCGTAATCTGTTCGTATCGTAGCGTCTTGGCTTGCGCCTCTTTACCAAACGGAATATTTATTTCAAGGTGATCGTCCTGTAGCGTCAAGACGTAAATGTAGCCGTTTTCTACGTTTTTAAAGCGTCCAGTTGGCGCCTTGCCTTTACGATTAAAAAGCCCCATATTATCCCTCCTTAACAAGACGATACCATATTCCTACATCGCTTGCACTTGTATTCTATATGAATCCAAACTCGTTCATATTTCGTCAGTCTCGCGAATCGCTTCTTGTAGCAATTTAACTAAATTCTCGTAAGATATAGAGGTTTTACCTTCTCTCACACTAGACTGTATCGCTCCCCATAAATAATGAAGTGCGTGGGCTTTGTTAGATTCATTAACGTTTTTCAATAATTCCTTAGTTTCATCAATAATTTTCTCCATTTACACTTCTCCTTTTAATGTTTTCTTGCATCCTTCTTGCACTACAAATACTAAAACTGCATCCCACCACCGTAAATTGCATTATTAGTATTATTCGGATTAACTTTTACATCTTGCTTTGGTTCTTGCGCCTTAGGCGTTTCTTCTGCCCTTTCCGCCAGCACTTCCTCGACGATGTCCTTTATCTCTTGCTTTTTCATGTATTCGCGGATAGCCAGCTTAATAAACGCTGCCGCCGGCATATCCTGTGCATGTATATAATCCCACAAATCTTTTTCCGCATTATTGAATGTTAGTTGCTTTCTGTACGTCGCCATCTCATTCATTGCCTCCGTATGCTAGACCATATTTATAAAAGCCGCGTGCGTTAGCCATCTCGCTATTATCCACAAAAATTGCAATGCCTATTTCTTCTAAGAACTCCGATTCGACGAGCAAGTTCGCCCCACCGCCGGTTACGATAATCGCATTCATACGTCCGAATCCTTTAAATGTACGTTTAATCGCGTTAACCACATTCCGAGTGTATTTTCGACGTTCTTGCATTACTACGTCGGTGATTTCGATTGTTTGCGCTGCGTCCGGTGTCCAATAGAAACGGTCTCTCGGAGTGCCTGCGCGTACAGACCGCTCAACCTCATATTCCGTTATATCGTGACCGTTCGAAATCAGCGCTTTTTGAATCGCCTCATATAATACGTACGCTCCCATCGGTAATTGGCTGCGTTTTTGATCATCCATATCCATTTTGCGGAATCCATCTATTAATAATGTTCCGCCGCCGACGTCAACTATTCCAACATTTGCGTTTGCTAGCGGGCTATCCTGCATATTACCATTATCGTCAGCGATTTCGTTTACCATTGTGCCGACAGGTTGCGGTACTACGTACAACTTATTCACGCGAATGTTCAACGCTTCGCCGTCAACCATTACGCTATGGTCACCTTTAAACGCTTTTGCAATAGTTGCTGCGACTTCCGGCCTGTTGTAGTCGTCGGTCGGGATGCCGGTTGCGACGTCTACTTCTAATACGCCTTTACGTGCCTCTCTGTAGTCGCGTGCTAATTCCGCTAGAGCGAAATCGACTAGCAAACGGAAAGGCCGCGAATTATAGCGTCCCGAGAAACTGATCGTGTCCGTAATGAATCTGCCAGTGTCTACGTCCATATCCGGTCCCCATACATACGTGAAGTCTGCGTCTTGCGTTGATGAGTAATCGCTTGTTTTTGGTCGATCGTTCTTCATTACATTTAATACGTTTCTATTTCCATATTCGCCAACCTCTACGAAGTAAGATGGGAAAACAACCTCTCTTTTATCCGAAATCATTTTTGTTTGTTTGTTGCCGATGTCTAGTGAAAATAACATTTAACCACCGCTTTCTATTTGATACATTAAATATAACATTAAATAATACGCTATGCAATAGTTATTTTTACAATTGACATATTATTTAATGCATTATATGATGTTTATAAGAAAACGATACATATTATATAATGTAGTTTGTCCAAAAACGAAACAAATGATACATTAAATATAATGTTATTGAGTGGACTTGCAATTTCCAAAACATGAGTTTATACTACAAATTAACAAAACAAAAACGAACGGAATACAAAAAAAGCCGGCTGTAGAGGAGTGCTACCAACACTCAACTACCGTCAATCGTGAACCTCACTCACGACCAACACTTGCCGACTTCTCTGTTATTTCATATGATACGTAGATTATATCACTTTTATACGGTCATATCAACGGAAAAGTTAAAAGAAGTTCAAGCGTTTGCGTCGTAGTCTTATTACGATTCAAGCGCTTTTTTCGTTTTCCCAAAAGGAGACCGAAAATTATGTTACTCGCATACAACGAAAAGGTACAAGAATACAACGCAGCGCCCGACCGGACATATAAAAAGAATCGCCTAGCATCGCTAATGAACGCAGTACAATCGGCAGGCCACGTATTCGAACGCCTATTCACATTCGCAAAGAAGCACGTACTGGACGAGATCATCTACTTATTAAGCGGTAGTGGCATCTGCAAAATAGGCGGGGAAGCGCTCGCTAAGAAATGTGGCGTATCTATCCGCACAGTGAGAGCGGCAGTGGCAGCGATGAAAAAGACGGGCGAGTTCGAAGTGGGGCGCCTGGCAACAGATCACGCAGGCAAATACATATTCGTGGATAAGGCGCACGAAAATTACGAATGGATTATGCATGACGTCTTTGGCGTTGAAATCGCAAATGCACCGCTTAGTGCACGTCAAGATGCACCTCTTCAAAACGCTGAAAGCCTTGCGGGAGTAGGCGTCGAGGGCGAAAATGACGCCCTTAACGGTTTTAACTCTCTTAATCTTTTAAAACCAGCAATTAAAAATAATAATATAACAGACGAAATGGCTACGGAAACAGGCGGTAAGGAAGGCGAGCAAGAGCGCAAGAGCCTTGAAACATTCGCAGAGCCATCGCAACTTGCTTTCTATGACGCTATCAAAAAAGACGCAGAGCTTTCGGATCGAATCAAAGACGAAGCCTACGGCCTGGCTTTAGCGCTTGGTGATGCTGAACGTATTGACGTAGAGCTTGCGCTAGACAAAGTACGCCGTATACACGCGGACATGCAGTCGCATTTATGGATAGAGACTTCCGTGCGTGCCGTATTTGCGAGGAGTTATCGTGAGGCTTTAACGTACAAGCCCTTGAAAGAAGCGCGTAAGGTGCCGGCATTTTTGAATTATGATTGGACGCGTAAACCTGTCGAGAATGTAACGCGATTGGTGTCGTTTGATTGGTTATAGGCGGATTGCCATCGGAATTGGCGCTCAGAGGAGTTTTAAGCGTTTACGAGGGTATTTGTAAGGGGACGAGCTAGGACGGCTTATAGCGTAAAAAAGGACGAGATAAGCGTGTTTAAAAAAGAAAATAAAAAAGTTTTCCGAAAGTGGTCCATTTTTCTCTCCGCTAGTGTCTATATGGAGTAGGAGGTGCGGAAATGGACATCGAACATGTGCAAGATATGTTAGACTCCGGTATTCCAGTTGTGAGAATAGCCGAGAGTATGGGGATTGAAAAGACTAAAATATTCAGACTTATACAAAAAGGTCTCGTAGAGAAGTACATTCCTTTTGACGAGGAGAAAAGTAGTAACGCTATCCCATTAAGTGAGATAGATAAAATGGTCTACATTACCAGTGATTTGAAAGTTTTGGCAGACCTTTCTATAAAAAGCGAACTAGAAAAACAAGGAGATTGGGGCTCTCGGGAATCTGAATATCTAAAAGAAACAAAGCTATTAGCTAAATTCGAAGCAATTGAACGGTTTGTAATGTCGGTTGATCCCACACTTATAACTAATGATTTACTTGATACAAAAAGACATATCAAAATGTACATTTACCAATGTTTTGGTAACTACGGGAACTTCCGGAAACATTATGGGATTTACACCATCTTCATGGATAACTGTGGCGCAGCAACATTTATGTCAGATGGCTACGAATTTGAACGTTTGCTAGGCGAAGTTTTAGGGGAGGTGTTTTCTCATGATGAAATACAAAGAACACCTTGGATTGGCGACTGCCGACCCGACTTTGTTATAGGGAGCAAGTGGTTTGATGCCAAACTTTGCAGGAGTACGGCACTATACAGTAATTGTACAACAATAAGCAAGTACCGAGAATATACAGATGACTTGACCATCGTATATGCAGTTCATGACACACGAGCGAAAAATAGAAAGGCGAAATTTATATGTGTCAAAGAATTTTACCCTTACATTTCGAATGATTTGCGAATTAAGTGTGAGGACTTTATCGCTGAGGTGTTACGAAAAAAGGAGATGACGTCGCATTGCAAGAAAATCTCGTAAGTGTCGAAAGGCAGACGGAACACTCCGTAACTACCGGTAAGTCACAAACGCGGATATTCGTTAAGATGTACGTCGATGCTGTCCGTACTGGACTTATTGCAGACATTGGCGCCAACAACTGGACGACCTTATGCGTCATCGCCTCGTTTATGAACGAAAAGGGCGAGTGCTATCCGACACAATCGCAAATAGCGAAAGGGCTCGGCGTATCACGTCAGACTGCCAATAAGTACGTCAATGACTTGCTGAAATATCGCTGGCAAGGTGAGCCGGTAGTTACTGCGGTGAAGGGGCGAAATGGTGGGCGCTTTGACAATACGCGATATACGGTGAGGAGCGTTAGCAGCCTCGAAATATTTAACCGTGTAAAGAACGATTGACTCCGTAGATACCGACACGGTAGGCGTTGACACTAAGAAGAACTATCTTTAACGAGAACCATATTTAACGAGAACCATAAAACATCTCAAAAATTTGCAAAGCAAATTGTTTGGGTTAGTTAATTCTTACAATAATACCGCATCAATAGAATGCAGATTAATAGACGCAAATACCAACGATATATTCAACGCCAGATTTTCAATCTAAAATACCGCGAATAAGAAGCGAAATGGAGACGATATTATGACGCAAAAAGTACAAGTATCACGCGAGGTTGCAAACGCATTAGACGTATTACGTGAAAAGTTCAGCGATGATCGAGTGTTATCCGTAATAGCGAGGGAAAAAACCAAAAATGTAAATTGCAGGCTTTATGGCGAACGGATTTCGAATGCGATAGAAGCAATAAGAACAAGGATGTCGCCTATTGAAACCGCTAAGTCTCTTATTAACGGATACGAAGTCGATGAAACTCCGGAGAATAAATTTACGGAATGGTACCGGAACTTAGACGCTTACAAATACAACGCGGACAATCTGAAACGCATCGGCGCAGATACTACGCTTGAACTACTCGGACTTAAAATCGAAGGGGTGAACGCATAATGACGCTTAACATCGAAATTGGCGACTATCGCCTCAAATCCGATAGCCTGCAAATCATCGTCCAACGCAAGCACACCGTAGACCCTACGAAGTCGCCCGCATTTAAGCCGGGCATGGACGCAAAGGTCCGCACAGAATGGCGCGACTGGAAATACGCAGGCAAGCCGGAGCAAGCGCTCGACATTGTAATGCGCCAGGAAATACTTGAATCAGATGCGACAAGCCTCGCACAATTACGCAGTGAAATCGTGGCGTTTAGGCGTGAGATTAGCGATTTGCTAGCCGGCTAGGGTATTTGTAGGGTGGCGGAGTAAAACGGCTGTGAATGCCAAAACGAAAGGGGATTTATACAATGATGACAGCGGACGTAGCAAATCAAATCGCATATACAGCAAATGAACCAGAAAGAATAGAACGGGATAAACAAGCAGATTCTGATATTGAGGATATTCTCGATAGGATTAAGTTTGCGGCTGAAAATGGCGAGTATTCGTTACTTATAGATTTAAAAACGCAACCTTTGAAATCTGACGTATTTAACATCGAACTTCGACTAGAATCACTCGGATTTGAATGCGTGCATACCGTAATAGCGCCGAGAGGGAGAGCGGTAGTCGATGATTTACTAATTAAGTGGTGGAGCCGATGAGTAAAGATAAACAAATCGAATTAATGCGGAAGGCACTAGCGCGTATTCATAATTTGTGCGGAAATCCTTATAATCCGCAAGAGAGTACGTATATAGCACGTGAGGCTAAGTCGATAGCTTCGTATACGTTGCGCCAGTTAAACGATGAGAGGAGAAAAGCACATGAGATTTACTAAGCGTAAGTATCTCGATAGACCACCGCGAGTTGGCGATAGGATAGTTATTGTAAACGGCATAAAATACTTAGGACCTTTTAATGGCGATGAAATGATCGTTACTGATATTGATACGTACACAGGAGATTGCGTATTTGCGTTTAATCCACGCCAAGGAAGAGAAATTTGCGTCGGTGATTATATGTACCGCATTTACAAAGACGTAACCTACGAACATCTTGGCTACAATACGGAAGTAAAGCGATTCCTCGGCATTCCGATTTACAAGAAAACAACGGAAATCATACGGGAAGTTTGACGATAAGATGACGAAAGGAGGGCATTTATGGGCACCCAACAAGCAATTCTCGAAATACAACGCCACATGTTCGAAGAGCACGGAATACGGACGCACGTGCATTACAAAGAGGGTTACGGAATGTTAGCCGTAAGGGAGGAGCATCTACTTGCACCACAGCACGTTATAGCGGCTATTGACGAGGATGGGATTCACCGTATTGCAACGGAAATACGAGATAGGAAGGAGCGAATGGGTTATGCAAATCGTTATTAAATATACGGCGCACTCGATGTTCTTATTATCAATGCTTTTCGCTATAATCACGTTCTTTTTCTCCGGAACATCGGAGCTAATGGCGTCAGCTATCTCGATGATTGCGTTCTATTATATTCACGAAAGGGAGACCGCCAATGAGTAAGCACCGCAAGAAATACGCCAAGCGCGCATGGAAAACAAGCGCGTCCATAAGCGAGTATTTCGCTAAGTTGCGCAAGTATGACGCGTTAATGACGAAGGAGGAACGGAAATGGAAATAAAAGCGAGCTTACCGGTAGCACACGACAGTTTTAACACTCACGCACCAAGTATCGACGTAACATTTGACGCTTGGGACGACGTAGTGCTTACGCTACAAGACACAGAACGTGAAATTACTATCGCACGCAGCGATTGGGATGCGTTAGTACGATTAATGGAAGCTACGAAAGGGGAGCGATAGTATGCTAGGCGAATGGTCAGATAACTTAAATGCGTTTTGGATGGGCGCAAATAATATGGAATTTATCGCGTGGAAAGGCTCACATAATATTGCCGTTTACCCTTGCGACGATTATCCGAACTTGCCTACGTTATTTGTACAAGGTGATAGACGAATAGAAAGCGTAGAGGATTTTGATTACGTACTAAGGAACGGCGAAGGCTTTGCGCCAAACTACGAGAAAACGGATTGTTGGTGGCAATTTAAGTCGTATACAAAAGGGGAGTTCTAGCGTGAAAAAGTTCATCAAAATAATGGCGATAGGTCTTACGGTTACAGGCGCGATTCTTATCGGAGCACCTACGGTAATTTGGGTAATAAACAACTTTCCGGAGGTAAGGCCTGTACTAATTATACTGCTGTTGTCGTATACTATCGGCGCTCAAATTATTTATGTACGCAAGAGGGTCAACGCCAATGACTAAAGCGAAATCATACGCAGAGACGCCACTCGACGCATGGAATACGCGCCATTTTCAGCAATACTTGGCGGATGAGCACGTTAAGCATTACGGCATAACTTACGTCAGTCGCATGCCATATCGAGCCGAGGCGGGCTTAATCGGAGGCTACATCGGAACGGCGCGAAAAGCCGGCAAGTTTCCGAAGGCTGTCGTCAAGCGCTTCATAGATCGTTGCTTTGCGTCATACAGGCCGACCGAGAAATTTCCGGGCTTATCGTTTTGGTTTATGCATACGTATATGAGCGGAGAGCTTCAAAAGGCGCAAATTGACGTCAAAAGGGCGGGAGCGCAGCGCGAAATTACCGAAGATATGGAGGAGATTAGCGGATGGCTTTAAAGTCTCTATTCTGTAAGCACGCATACACACATCATCGAAATATTGGTGGGGACGAAATTATAGCAGCTAATTGGCGCAGATCAATATGGGCATGCACGAAGTGCGGAAAGCTCAAAATAAGCCAAAATGTTTTCTATAAGGAGGCGACCGAATGACTATGACGCTAAAAGAGGCGATTGAAATACAAGAGAGATTCGGCGATGGGGGACCTGTACTGCCGAGCGATCTATCGGAATCGACGAACGTAGTTATAGAAAACGCAGTAGAGATGTATCACGCACTAGAATTTTACGCAAATAAGCGTAATTACATTTCGCAATACAATGTAGAGGAAGAAGATTATGTATCGGCAGTAGAGGGAGACCGAGGCAAGAGGGCCGGGAAGGTAATTGCGAAGGAGGATTTCGAATGGCTTGCATATTAAACGAATATAAACGCGGAGGTTGCGCCACTTGCTCGCCACAATGCGCCCATAAAATCGCCATTGCCGGACGCCAAAAGGCTGCGCGCCTGCCTTCGGACTATGCCGGCTTAACGCTAGCCAACACGCCAGTCAAGGCGAGCCAGCCGAAAGCCTACGGAATTTTAAACGATTACACGGCGACATTCGAGCGCATGTTTGACGCGGATGCCGAGCGTATTAAGTCTCTTTACTTATATAGCAACGAGCCGGGCACGGGTAAGACGACAAGCGCTTCGACGGCGTTAAACGCATGGATTACACAAAGCTACTTAGGCGCAATAAAGCGAGGCCTGCCGCCAGTAACGGAGCCAGCGTACTTCCTCGATGTGAACGAAATGCAGACGGATTATAACTTGGCGACCATGACGCGAGATGAGGCGGGGCTAAAGCGAACGGCTGCGCTAGTAAAGCGATGCAGTAGCGTGCCCTTCCTCGTAATGGACGATATTGGTCTGCGCGGCTCGACAGATAGCTTTAAATCGCTAGTACACACAATCATTAATCACCGGACAGTCAACGCGATGCCTACGGTTTACACGTCTAACGTAACTATCGAAGAGCTTGCGCAAGTATTCGACAAGCGATTGGCGGACAGGGTGCGGGATCAATGCGCAGTGGTGGCGTTTGGTGGCGAGAGTAAGCGTGGGCGGCGGAAATCTTAAAACAAGCGGATTTTATTGCGGACAATATGAACACACTTATACTAGGAGGGATTTTATGCGAGAAATCAAATTCAGAGCGTGGGATGGCGAACGATTAAGGGACGTATGGTCTTTAGGTTGGATTGAGGGCGAATTGGATTATGTCAGTACGACAAAATATAGCGGGGATGCCGAAGAGTGCGAAATAATGCAGTATACAGGAATTAAAGATGAAGTAGGCCATGAAGTATGCGAAGGAGATATCGTTGATCGTTTAGGGATGCTCGGAGTAGTGTCGTGGGAATCCGAATATACAGCGTTAGGATTTTACTTAAAAACAAGCGATCGTTTACTGGACGTAATAAATCCGTATTCGTCCTGGTCACTGAAAGTCGTCGGAAACATCTACGAAAATCCCGAATTATTGGAGGTACGATAATGAACTTACGTAAATTTCCGGTAACTTCAAAGAGTGGCGCCGAATATTTAGTGGAAATTAGACAAACGAGGTGGGGAGATTTTGCGGTAGGAGTATATAAAGAAAAGACCGGAATATTCGGGAGAAAGCGTCTACAGTTAGTTAATAACGAGCCTTGGTATTGTGGAGAGAGGCACGATTTTGACTTTGTCAAGATGGCAATAGCGGAAGTTGAAGATTACGAAGCCGAAGTTCAAGCGTCCATCGGACGAAAGAAAATTATCGCCGGTAATATTGCGAAATTCAACGAATGGGACGGTGATTTATCGTGAGCAACTACGGCACAATGTTATTATCGCGGGTACTTGACGACGCGACCACGCAACCACTTAAAAAGCACCATGTAGAGCCTAGCCACTTCATTTCGGAAGCTGACCGCCAAGCCTACGACTTTATCTTAAAGTACGAACGCGAGAATGGCGCTACGCCATCGTATGCAACCGTTGTGACGGAGTTTCCGAACTTCTTCTACTCGCCGGGCGTTGACGATTCATATACGTATTTGACTCGCAAGCTAAAGGGCGAATCGGCGGTAAGCGAGTTCGTTAATTTCGTTGGCAGTGGAGAGCTCGAACGCATGGTAAACGAGCATAAGGCGAACCCTAGCGAAATGTTCGACGAAATAAAAAAGCGCATGGAATCCATTGACAATAGAACAAGTGTTCGATATAATATAGGAACAGATATCGCCAAAGATAGCGCGAGCTTCTTAGACGAATATAAACGTAGAAAGGAAGGCGAATCCTTCAAGCTATGGCGCAGTAAATTCCCGCAGATCAACGATACAATAGGCGGCTACTACTCCGGCAATATGTATACGTGGTATGCACGTTCGGGACGCGGCAAGTCCGTTATCACAATGACGGAAGCAATCGAGGCAGCGTGTCAAGGTGCGACTGTTCTCGTTTGGGCAATGGAGATGTCGCGTTTCGAGTGGATGGCGCGCGCCTATTCGATGCTTAGCGCAATGCGTGGCTACATTTCCGAAACTATTAAAGGAATCGACTATACGGTAGGATTCGAGAATAACGCAATGCTATCCGGTGATTTGACGGAAGAGTTTGAGAAAGCCTTTCGCGTATTCCTACTCGAACTCGAAGAGGGGCGCGTCTTGAAAGGGCGAATCATACTGCGCGCTGCCGATGACCGCGAATTTATGAACCGTAACGTAGGCGCCTTAGAAGCCGACATCATTGCGAGTGAGGCTGACGTTGTGGTCGTCGATCCGATTTACTTAATGGACTTCGAAGCGAATACGTCTAAGACTGCGGGCGGTGACGTTGCCAATACGTCCAAGCTAATCCGCAGAATGGCCGGCTACACTGGAACGACTATTCACGTTATAACGCAGGCTGACGAAGTGAAGGATGATACGGACGAGGACGGTAATCGCGAACTTAGACCGCCAAAGCGTGCAGAAATTAAGAAGACGAAAGCCGTACTAGAAGATGCGGCGAACGTATTCGGCATTGATTCGCTAGGAGATCGTGCGAAAATTGAAATCGGAAAAGGGCGTAACGGCGGGGAAG